TTTGATAAATTCCAGTAGATACATCTGTGACACTGCCAACATTCAGACTATCCCTGATAGCGTTGCTTGAGCCATTAAAGTTGAGATAGACTTTGGCTGAACCAGAAATAGGGTAGGTTGTATCCACTGAACCCGCAGTCGAGTGCGTCAGGGTATCTGCTTTGAGTGTACCGAATGCCATTACTCACCTGCCTCTAGTGCTGCGACCTTAATCTCAAGGGTTTCAATCTTGGCGATTGCCTCACGCAATGCTCCGGTCAAGAGAGGAACCAACTTAGATTGGTCAATCCCCTGCATCACTGCATCGCCGTCAGCGTCCACCTCGTTGTGTGTGCCGGTAATTGCTTCTGGCACGACGGTCTGAGCCTCGTGAGCAAGGAAACCATCAACCGTTGTATCGTCAGGGTCAGCAATGAAGTTGAAGCGTTTCGGCGCAAGCTGCTTGACCCTTGCGATTGCGCCGGTCATGTCAGCTACGTTTTCTTTGAGGCGGTAATCGGACGAGGTGTTATATGCAGTCGATGAACTAGATGTTGCAATACTGCCGACCCTGCCATTCGTATTATAAAAATCGTAATGTATTCTGCTGCTCGTCAGGGTTGTAGATGTTCTGATTGCATACTCCGTGGTACCCTTTTCAATAAATGCACCGCCGGAACCACCTGTAGAACTAAAACTGCCAAACTCAATGTCGCCGCCGCTGTCAATGGTCATGCGGTTTACGTCGTTTGTCATAAACGCTAAATCGTGATTGGACGCATTACCAATAACGGAACTTGTGTCTCCTACAAGAATGTCAGCTTTTACGTTATTTGTTGTGTCCTCAAGACGCAGACGTGCGCTTGAAGCTGCACTAATGTGAAGCGACGTATCAGGGGAACTTGTCCCAATGCCTAATTTATGACCCGACGCAACTACAACATCGCCCGTGCCATCAGGGTCGAGAGTAATGTCGTTGTTACTCGCAAGGCTGGTGATTTTGTTTGTCTTTACTTCACTCATGCGAGGTCTCCAAAAATACCGGCGTAAGTGCCGGAGAAATCAACAGCATCAGCGTTGCCGCCTGTATTTGCTCCAGTACGAGAACCAAAATCAACACTGCTCGTAGAATTTGCGTGATTGCCGGTTTGAATAACACCCATAAATCTAGTGTCACTTACGGTACCTGTACCGTCGTTGTTTGTATTCCAAACAGTACCAAAAAATACTTTATCTGCCGCACCACTAAAAGAACTCGTAAAGGCTGATGTAAAGTCGCCAGTACCATTATCAGTTAAAGTGCTTTGGTTTAGACTGCTATCTGTTGTTTGATTAACAGCGTCATAGTTTACAAGAAACTTTATGGCTTCCTGCTTCGTCAGCGTAGCCGCACCGCCGCCTGTACTCTGTATGGTATCTGCCTTCAATACACTCATAGCGTCACCAATGTTCCACCGCTTTCAACGGTCAGTGTCACGCCACTGGCTACAGTAAACGGGCCAGTCACGTTTGCGTTCTCAGTTGCAAGGATGGTTGTGTTGGCAGTCAACGACTGTGCGTTGGTACGGAACAGGCCACCACCCTTGAAGTTGCCCTTGTTCTCAGCAGCGGGTGTTACCGTACCTAATGTTTTACCGAGGTAATTAACAAAGATGTTATTTCCAGAACTGCTAGAAGGCGCTGCACTAAACGTAAGCGTAGTGCCATTCGGCACTGTATAAGCGTCTCCTGCTTCTTGGATAACGCCGTCTACGGAAACCAGTATGCTTTGCGCGGAGCTTACAGAAGTCGTAAGGGTAAACGTGGTTGTACTACCATCGCCGCTAAACTCTTGAACAGACGGAATGCTCTCAAAGTTCGTAGCAGGATTATTACCATAATACGGCATCAGGTGATCTCCATAATACTCGCTACTGTGTCAAGGCTGTTGGCCGTGTCAGAGTTTAAGATGAGGCTATGCCCCGTTTCCATAACCACTTTGTTACCTGCCATATACTCAAAGCTAGACGAGGCGGGGATAGGTATATCTTTAGCAAGATGTACCACCTGTCCAGCGTTGAGCTTAATGTCCACGGTAATCTGACTTGTTGAGGTATTCGCTAGAGTCAGGCCAATAACAACCGTAGTCGTGCTACTAGGAACGGTGTAGACGGTCATGTCATTAGCCGCGACTACATTCGACCCGTTGAACACCTTGTTCTTAAACGTATTAGCCATGACCCTACCCCTTAACCTACATCGTCAAGTAAAGCGATAACAATGGCGTTGGCTGACGCATCACCAGTGCCATCAATATCGGCTGAAATAGCGTGAAGGTCTGCAACAGTCACATTCGGCAACCGACCAAACCATGTCTGTGATGGACCGATAAAGATACCATCCGCAAGATTATGAGCCGCTGTACCCGCATCAATCGAAAGCATGATACCGTCTGCCGTAGACTGATTCTGGACAAACAAGAACTTTACCTTGTCGCCCGTTGCAACCGCTGTCGGAGCCGTATCCTGGTCAACTGCCGTATAATCAAGAAATGACCCAGCAATCAAATCAGCCGAAGTGGTCGTAACAATCGTCTTCTTGTAATACCACTTGTCGTTTACATCATCAGGAGTAACGGTCATACTCCCTGATAGCGTTGTCGCTATCTCATCTGGCAACATAGTTGCCGAAATTGAAATACTCGCTGCGTTTGCCATGATTTACTCCTATCCCAAAGCTATGGCTAAAGCCGTTGCCGAACCCGCAACGTCTGCATTGTTTGTTAACTGAAGACTGTCGCCAACACTGACTACACCTCCGCCGGACCCAGCCCCATCAGCAAACAAGATCTCCGTGTTGCCGTTCGCAATGGTTACTGTGGTTCCTGAACCCTGTTGGATCTGTGCACTGCGACTACCAGTAAGGGAATTTTTGATAATAAAAAATTTAGAAGCGGTGTTTGGCGCAATCGTTACTACGTTAGTGCCACCTAGATCAGATCCGCTATCTTTAAGGTTAATAACAGCAAACATGCCTGTCTGAACATTGCTTTGCCCAGAAGTAGGAGAGGCTGCTCGTATTGTAAGATCAGTAGTGAGATCGGACGCTGTCAGATCCGCCGCACCTGTTACTCGGTCAAAAATATCAAAATTAAAGTTGGTAACGTCACCCCAACTACCAGATAGTTCGCCTGTAGCTGGCTTTTCTATGCCAAGATTTGTACTAAACGAACTAGCCATACGTTACTCCTACGCTGCTTTTTCTATCCAATTCGGAGACTGAGAAGGCGTATCCTCTGCCCAAGTTGTTGTATTTGTTGTTACTGTTGCCCAATTCGGGGTTTGAGATGCAATAATTTCTGTATAAATGAGAACTATACCAACATTTCCTGTCGCTGTAACCCCACTAATTAAATACTTAGATTCTATAACTGGTACGGTTGTAGCTAGGCCAGTGCCAACAACACCTGTAGTAGACAACAATGAAGATGCCGTTACAGTTTCTGAACCTAGCGCACTCGTGCCCACATTGCCCGTAACAGCAACCAACGCTCCAGCGGTAACAGATTCATCACCAAAGCTGACGGTGGCCGTAACGCCTACACCCGCTACATTAGCCGCACAATTAGTCTGCTCATCACCAACTGCGGTAGTGCCAACAACATTTGTGGGGGATACAAGAGCGGTGCCAGTAATAGTCTCAGAACCAACAGCACCCGTTGCAGATGAACCAGTTGAAGCGACTAAGGCAGAAGCGGTAACAGTCTCAGAACCTAAAGAGGTGGTTCCAGCGACACCAGTTACAGCAATCAATGCTCCGGCGGTAACAGTCTCAGATCCGAGAGCGGTAGTACCCGTAACACCAGTAACAACAACAGGTATTGCTTGGTTCCAAGTAAGCTGGCCCCAAGTACCTCGGCCCCAACCCGTAATATTCGCCACGATGCTACTCCATTACGCTATGCGGATAATGGCATTACTCGCATCGGCTGTTGGAAACTGAACGGTAAAAGTACCAGAAGTGGACGTTTTGTTAGACGTAAAATCTAAAACACAGACAGCTTTATCGCTGTTAGTATCATTATAGATTAAAGCCCCCATTGCTGTAATTGTAGCCGTAGTAAAGCTGATATCAGCAAAATCAGTAAATGCCGTGGTACCAGAAGTGCTTGGTGCTACTTTCGTAAGAGCACCGCCACCAGCGGTATATGATCCGCTATTTGCGACCTCACCAGTTGTGGTGTAAGTCGTTGTAGCTGCGCCAAGAGTGGCTGTGGTGCCTGACTTGCCACCACCTCCCTCTGCATACAAAGCTAATTTAAAAGCATTACCGTTTGTAGCAAAATTATGTGTACCAAGCATCAGCTCTTGTTTAAAAGCAGTACACATTGCTTGTGCAATCGCCATTATAATCTCCTTATAATTTCAGCCAAGTCTTCATGACCTGCTTTAGCTAAAGTCTGTGTTATCGTAGCTCTTTCTTGTCTTTTTGTAAATTCAACATAAGAAAACAATACTTCTCGTATTTGATGCTTAAAAAGGAGAGCCTGTTCTTTTATAGCGGGGGGTGCGTTATTAGAAACAAGTAAAATTTTATCTAAAACTAAATCAACCACCTGTTCGTTAGACAAACCGCCATGGTCTGACGTCATAACATTTACAGTTCCAACTTCTGAATTACCTAAATCAAGCACGTCCATTTGCGCGATATGTCACGCCCTCTATATCATGCCTTCCAATTAAAACAGATTCAACTTGTTGCGATTTTGTAAATTCTTCTGGCTCAGGAGACTCTAATGATGTCTGTGGAACTATCATCAGCCCCTCGTCTGAAAACCGCTGTACTAATGGATCTTCTAATCTATGGTATCCGTATAATTTTTCGTTTTCTGGAACATTAGAATCTAACAAAGAAGAATTTTGAGACACCTGCATTTTTATGCCCCTAGTTACACCTACAGCACACCAAAACTCTACACAAGCTCGACCAGCCTCTGCGTAAGCCACGTTTGATTTATAAGTAAAATCTATCCCGTAAAAGCTAATACTAGCTACTTCGCTATAAATTCCGAACGCAACAGCATAAGCAACTGTGTTATTAAAATAACAAAACCCTAGTTTTTTTACTACATCCTCTAAAGGATAAAGTTCAATCTGAGGAACTCTTTTATCTTTTTGACACGAATAAATTGGAGCTTTATTTTTATTTAAAAACTCTCGACCAACGCCTGTTTGTGTTCCTGCCAGCTCACTATCTAAAAATCGAGAAGCGGGGTCCATCATAAATGTTCGGTCTACGTGAAATATAGCACCGATACTATTAATACCCCAAACTTCGTCAAACTCGTGAGAGTTTATTTTAGCATTAACAAAATCAGCATATGTAGCTCCTAACCCTACAAGAGCTATTGATTTTCCTTTTAAAAGATTTCTAGTAACTTTAGATTTTTTCGTCATGTTCTAGCTGCTCTCACCATACCGTCTCTATATGTATCGGTGTTCTCTATAGCCTCGCCATAATTTTTAAGTCTAGAAAGTGATTCGACAAATCTACTTTGATAAAGCGCAAGAACATCCGGCTCACCCTTCATAAACGTATAGGCTTCTATCAGGCTACCATAAAGCATTGCATTTGGAGCATTTACACTTAGCCATGTCGTTGTTGTATCGGCTGAAGTAGATACAACTGTACCTGTAGCACCGCTAGTGCTACCTGTAACTGTTTCACCGACTGTAAAATCTGTGCTTGGTATAATTACCCTAGACGTGGTTGACGTAAGAGCTTCACTAATTGTTGTGGTTGCTCCGCTAGTACCGCCTGTAATAGTCTCGCTATCAACGAAAGTCCCGCTTACACTACTCAAAGTTAGAACAAAGGAACTAACAGTAAGACTATTGGGTCTGTGAAAATAATGAAGCTCTGCGCTATAAGCTGCATCTGGCGTAGGGGCTAAGATAAAATTTTGAAAATCATAAAGAGCATAATATTTAGGTGTCCCTGTCGTAGCTGCATTAGGATTATATTCTTGAATAAAGTTTACATCTCTATGCAATAAAAATTCTTTAGAGCTTGAATTAGTTACAGATAAACTAAAAGACGCCAGATAATCAGTAGGAACCGCTAAAAATTGATTATTTAAAGTCGTCGTACCGGACACATTTTTTCGGAAGTAATCAAGATCAACAGCTTTTAAAATCCTTTCTTCAGCAGATGTAATAAAATCTACTAAATGAGAAACGAACGCTGTTTCTTGATTTTCGGTGTAATCTTTTATAGATTTTTTTAAATTCGTATAAGTATAACTCATGATGTACTTACCGTAACCGTTCCAACCGAAGTCCTAGCAATAGGGTTTTCTACATAACGTATATTTTCTAAATCAAAAATAGGTAGGGAAATTGTTTCACTTTCAATTCTAGCTGTGTCTGGGCGAGGCTCTTTTAGAGCAACCGCATCTGATACGTTTGTGCTTGGTGTTAATTGAGGGTGCTTATCCTCAAACTCAGACACATGTACGATATGACCAGTCCATTCTCGTATCCTTTCAGAATACGGAAAGCGCATTCCGCTTCTATCGGAAATAAAAAATGCGTGTTTTCCCCTAGCAAACGCCATTTAAGTCAATATCCTGGGAACTAATTGAAGGCTAGTACGGTCTCTATCTTCTGATGCCGCCCTCGCGAACTCTTCGTCATATATAGATTTTAAAACGCTTACTCGATCAGGAGCCACCTTTATAGATAAATAATAAGCCAATCCTGCAACTAAACAGGGGTAAAACCTAAAAGGTACATCGAAATCATTTGTGTAAGTATCTGCGTCATCAATTCGAACTAACCGATAATAAATAATTTGATCAGTGGAGTTTTCAGGAGTTTGCCATAAATATAAAACAGGATTAACTTGTCGATCAACAAAAAATTGAGAAGGTTTACCAGTGCTTGTTTTGTTGGGCAGATTTAAATAAGCACTTCGTGATATTCTATCAACGGATGTGTCTGAACCACTCCGGCGTATAACCATCTCTAGAATATCAATAGTATCTATTCCGAGTGTATAATTGGCTGTCCCAGCGGTTAGAGTTGTAGTAACTTGTTCAACAGTAAACAAATTAATACCACGATTAGCCCATTCTGCTAACATAATATTTAGAGAGCGTCGAGCACTTCTTAAAGAATATCCTGTTTTTCCTTCACCCCCACAACGTTCGTAGGCTTCTTCTATAGCCTCAACAACGTCGATATTAAAATTTCGGGAGTCTGAAACAGCCATTATTCATCTTTCGCGTAAAGATTATCAAATATCTGATTTACATCCATTGTATAGTCTAAATCTGATTTTGAATAGTGCGTGTGTTGTGACGGTCTAAAATCAGGTGCACCTTTTCCTGTTTCAAACCACGCAGGGTGCGTAACACGAACACGATTGTTTGGCAAAGCTACAATATTTCCTGTCCACTTTCCCGCATCAAGAAGCTCAAGAACATGGCTCTGCTTGTGCTGAGCAGGGTCGTCTGCTATTTCGCTTTCAGTGTAATCTACGGTAAAATAGTATTTTGCTGGAAAAAACTGACCATCTATTTTAGCAAGCCATGGACAGGGGTGCGCACGATCTAAGCGATACACACTGTGCATATGCGACATACAATCCCAAGGTTGCGCGAAATGAACGGGCATAGGTTCAGGCCACGCATCAAAGGGTGTGTCGCCAACAAGTGCCGTTATTGGCATCCTCGCCCACATTGCACCCCCATGAATATTAGCGTCCTCTGTATTGTCAACCTCAAAACCAGTAAACAACATCTGAAAACTTAAACAACGACTAGGCATTGTTGTTACTGCAATAGCCATAGCGTGTAAAAATTCACCATGGTATTTTGCATGGTTATGCGTGTATTCTCTACGCACCCAGCATTTAAAGTGCGTAATATTGCTTTGTAAATAAGGCAACTTACTTGTTAGCCTTAACTCTTTTTATAGCTGCATTAAGACCGCCCATTGCGCCGCCTTTTGCCATGCCTTTTGGCCTACCGCCGCCCATCATCCTGTTGACCATTTTATCGTCCATAAAACCGCCATTAGCCATTTCGGTTACATCAACAGTTTTTCCAGGATTCAATTCTTCTGCGACACCTCCCACAGCACCGCCTTTTTTCATCTTTTTAACGCCGCCTCTGTAGCCGCCTTTGGCCATTCCTTTTTTCTTCATCATGATTTTTTCCTCTTCTTCCTTCTTAGAGGTTGTACATTACGAGGCTTACCCTTAGAAGGTTGCCCTAACTTGACTTTCTGCCTAACCCTACTTCTTTTTTCACTAGCTGACAATTCACCAGTTGTTTTAGGAGTTTTAGAAGAAATACGCTTGGAAGGGCGACAGTAAGGAGTTCCGCGTTTTTCACCCTTTTTTCTGCCACATTTTTTGCCAGTGCGTACATCTTTCCAATCTTCTTTAAACCATCTTTTTAAAGCTAACCCTGCTTTTGTTTTACGAACAGCCATAATTGACTCACAAAATCTTCGTTACTTTACGTCTATCGTTCATAACTAAACCACAACCTCTAGCAACATTAGGATTACTGCTAGGACGTTTTGCTACTTGATTCGCAATAGATTTGCCGTACCCCCCGTTAGAGGCTTTAGCAACTTTTTTCTTTTTCCCACCTGTCGCGTAATTAGCTGCACCCACTTTTCTGCATTTAGCAATAGCTCCAGAAGCATATGCAGATGGAAAAACTTTATACCTTGCTTTAACTTTTCGATAACACGCGTCTTTTGGCATTTTTTTAGCCCCCTTGGAAATTTGTTGAGGCATACTAGAACGAGATATTGTCATAAAAGCCTCTTAGAAAAGTTTTTCTAACCCCGCCACTACAACAATCAAGATACCTATACCATAGATTTTTTTATCTAAGTCTTTAAGTTTATCGTTTTGTTCAACAAGTCGCGATTCAATATGTTGGTAACGTATTGCACACTCTGCTTCATGCTTTTCTAATTTAGAAAAAACTGTTGACGCGGTTGTTGCTGTTTTCTTTCTAACAGGTTTTTTAACTGTGGCCATTATTAACATTTCCACCTTTTACGAGCTTGCCGCAAACGGCTATTAGGGTTTTTTGCCGCCTTCGGAAATTTTTTCATCTGCCCAGCAGACCTAGCGCAAAATGATTTACGTCTTTTAGCCGCCGCACTACCTTTTTTAACTTTTCCCGTAACAGCCGTTTTTAGCTTACTTCCAGGATTAGCACGACGATAAGCCGCTACGCCAGCTTTAGTCATTCCTGCTCCAGACTTAGTGGAGCGAAAGTTCTTTTTATTCCGTTTAGGCATATTAGCTTTTTTACGAGCCATTATTAGTAACTTTTTCTGACCTGCATAATTACTGTATATGTATCTGCAGAGGTGTGTCCAACTGTTGTAAACATTATATCACCCGTAGATCCTGAGCTTGCAGGATTAACTAACCCCCCAAAAGTTGTGTAATCATGATGCCCACTTTGATTCTCACCTAATTCAATACAAAAATCATCTGTGCTGGCGTCAAATAAAATTTTGACTTTCATGCCATTACACTGCCACCACATTTTTTCTATGGTAGCTCCTGTGCATGCTTGACCTGATTGATTACTAGACAAAGCAGAAACATCTACCTTTTTAACAGCACTTTCTCCTGATCCATCAGAAATATTGGTGAATTTAAATATAGCAGTTTTTTGGCCATCAACTAAGGTTTGTGAAGTTACTGCATCAGCCATATCAATCTCCTGTAACAGAAGGAGGGGTCTCCCCCTCCTAAATCAATTACGCAATCTGAACGTACTCAATAATGAACGTAAACGAACCTGCTGTTGTGGCATCAACCGTATTGGTGATGTTACAGAAAATTGTTCTTGCGGTGTCTGTGTACTGCACAGAAGCTGGAGCTGTTGTGCCATCTTGCGTCTGAAGAACCAAACTGGTCACAGTTACGTTGTGAGCAACAACGGTTGTGCCGCCATCAAGGATTTCATCGGTCTGAGCCGCAACAATCTGCGCGCCAGAAGAAGAAGTACCAACTTCGTAACCAATATCACCCGTTCCAATAACTGGGGCAACGTCACAAAAGATTTTAATGTCGGTGATGATTGTGTTCGCTGGCTGCGTAAACTCACCAATAGTTGGGCTGTCACCTGCTGTGGTGTTTACTGTTACACCAGTAGCGTAACCAACATGCTTAATGTATTTATTGGTAAAAACACCAGTAGAAGCAACAGATGAGGTTTCTGTTATCGCACCCGTGGTCGAGTTTTTATTGATAACTTTAAAACCGTTTTCAGAGCGCACTGCTCCATTAAAAGTAGTAGTAGCCATTTCAATCTCCTGTCGTGGCTAGTGTCAGCTGCGAAATGCGCTGTCAGGATAAAATTACTATAAATGAAAAAAGGGCGACTCGCAAGTCGCCCTTTTCGTCATTAGTGTAAGGCTACGCGCCTTTTGAACCAAACACACAACGTGGGTCTGAAAAACCGAAGCTGTAACGCTCACGAGCCTTGAACCGCATGTTGCCTGTATCGAAGTCACCTTCCATCTGAGTCTTAATTGGAGCACGTTCAAAATGCTTCAGACCATTAGGTGCGTCAGTCTTAATGAAGAACGCATCTGTATCCGTAAGGAAATGGTTAACGACATAACCGTCCGACAACATACCCTTGCTACGAATAGCATTGACATCGTTGTCAGCTGTACCGCTTCTCAAGGTAGAAGCCATTAGCCTTTCTGCAACAAACTGAAGTGCAGGTGGGATAATTAGTTTCATACCACGAAGTGCGATTTTTAGCCCACGCTCATCGGTAAAGCCAGAGATACTAATAAGAGCATCTTCCAGAGAGGTTTCGTTCAAATCCGCATCAGTTGATGGTTCGTTAGCAAACGTACCACCGCCTGAAAGAGGGTGAACAAGCGAACAAAGCTCAACACCATCACCACCAGTAGTACCAGAGGAGAAGGCATTGTTAAGGACGTTAGCGGCCTTAACTTGCTTTGTATGTGCCATTGAACGAGCCAGAGCGCGAGTGTAACGAGACGCCAAACGGTCGTACAAGTTATCCTCAATAGCTTCCTCAGTAATAGAGAACGCTAGTGCAATGGTTTCGTGAGTAAAGCGAGAAGTGAATGACTCTTGCGCGTCATCAAAATTTACCGCTCCACCTTCATTTTTGGTTGGTGCGCTACCAAAACCAGCAAGCATTACTTCCTCTTCAAACGCGCGGTCTGAAGACTCAGTATCAAAAATTTCTGCATGCTCGTTTTCGTAACGATCATATTCCATGCCAAAGAGGGCATTGAGTCCTGGCTCAAGTTCTTTGGCGAGTTGTGCTCTTGAAATAGGCATTAATCAACCCTCCTACTTAGTGCCAGTTGTTGACTTATACGCATGCTCGTTAATAATAACGTATGCATTCGTATTATTAGACGCTTGATCGCTATTATCAGGATCTTTAGAGATACCGATAATACGAAGCTGTGCTGTACCAGAAGCCGTAGTTGCTGAAATTTCTCCAGACGACTTACCAGTTGTTGTACTACCCGCTGTCATAGATGTGGTGTCAGCGTTTGCACCGACACTAGCCTGAGCCAGCGTACCATCGCACTGAACTTCATAAACGATATCCGGATCGTCGTAGATCTGAGCAACAATATCCGAAGCAGTAATGCTTCCTGGATAAAAGTTTTTAAACGTAGGCTTACCCGAAGTAGGATCAGTGTAGCTACAACCTTGGAACACACCAATGCTGTCGTCTGCAGTATTGGTTCCAGGAAGAATATCTCCCCCACCACCTGCATCCATGATCACAAGCATACCCTGAAAGATAGGGCCAGTTGCTCCTGACGCAATGACGTATTCGTTAGTAGTAAAGTTAGAAACTCCACTAAGCATACGGACAGGTTTTAGTCCAAAAGCGGCATCTTTATTAGCCATTTTTCATACCTTCCATAATTAGAAACAAGTGACCTATTTTGTGTTAGGGCCACCAAAGGTTACACGAGATTGCCGATCTTTACTAATCGGCATTGAAGGATGCTGCTCCTTCATAAGGTCATTATCGACAGCCGTCATTTGATCCGCCGTTTGGCTTTCAAAATACTCTTGACGACTTTCAGCAATTTCCTCTGGCACCTTTGCCAACATCAAACCCCCGACACCAATAACTCCCGCATGCTTACCGTCTTCAATAGTTGGTGCATCGAAGTCTGGATAGTCCTCTGCGCGAACAGGTTCATATCCTTCTCGAATTCGACCAGAAACATTTTTACGGTCTTCATAACCGCGAGTTTCTGTACGAATCCATCTGAATTTATAGCCTTCAGGAGGCGTTGGTGCTTCAAGCGATGACGATGGACGCCAAGGTTTTCTGCGCTCTTGCGTTGAGCGTGTTTCAGCAGCGCGAGGAGTTCTTTTTGAAATTTCAGACATTTAAGCCTCCTTCACGTGTCTCGCATATTCCTCTAGAGGAACGCCGAGTTTTTTAGCAATGGCCACTTGACTTTGAGTCAAACGAACAGTCTTGCGCCCAGTTTTTACATTTCGAGAAGCAGGAGCAACGGTTTGGGCGGGTCTCCGAGTGCCTCCTGATTTTTGTTCCCCAAACTTATGAGGAAATTCATTGCGAAGTCTACTATTGATTTCGTCATAGTAGTCTTCTGATGCAGGGTCAAAACCCTCTTCTTCAATCAGTTTACGATGAATTGAGAAAGCTGTAAAGGTCATTGCTTCATCTTTTCCAAACCATTCGTTTTCTTCAGCCCATTTTTGAGCTCTTGGATCAGGTGTCGCGGGAGCCGGAGCTGAACTGGGGGCTGGAGCCGTTGCTGGGCTTTCAACCTCAACTTCAGGCGCAGATTCAAGGCGAGCCTGTTCTCTAGCCACCCTGTCGTTTTCTACGCTAAGTTTAGCAACAATTTCTTGAGCATCTGCCATAGCTTCAGAGTCACCCTCTTCATAAGCCGTTTTCAATGCCCGTTTAGCCTCAGCTAATTGACTTTTAATTCTGCCCCCAGCCTCATTGACAAGGGTAGTGTTTGCTTTAGAGAAGTTTGTTTGCAGTTTATCGTTATCTTCTTTTAATTTTTTAGCAAATTCGATAGCTGCTTGTTCACGTCTCTCAGCCTCACGCATTTTATACGTTAAGCGGTCAATACGTTTTTTTACCCCCTCAGAATATTGCTCATGCTCTTCAGAGGTATCGTCGGAAGCCACAACCTCGGAAGCTTCATCAGTTTCTTCTTCAACTTGAATATCAATTTCTTCTTCAACAAAAAGATCTTTTTGTTCTTTTTCTTCAGCCATTTAAATCTCCTATACGGACATAATGTCGCGGGGATCAGAAATAGTAGCAATAATCTCGTCATCGTTAAGGATGCGAGGTTCTGCCCCATCTATTTTAAAACGAGAGCCAGCATATCTGCCAATAAGTACCCAATCGCCCTCTTTGCACCAAGGACCGTCTGGAAACTTATCTTCATCAGCGTATGCGTCTGGACCTAAACTAACCACATAACCTACGTTTGTAGCAAGCCGATTACGCTCAACCGTTTCGTCCGCAAGAAGAATACCACCTTTAGTTTCTTTTGATGGTGTATACGGAAGGATTAAAATCCTCCAACCTGTGGGTTTTGGAAGTTTATCCAAAGCCGAGGTTGCGTTTTCATTTTCTTGATTTGGCAAAAATTGTGCCGCATCAAAGCGGTTTGGCGATACTGCCTCTGTAACAGTTGCAGTTCGGCGTTCCTTTTCCTTTTCAAGGATGTGGTCAGGAACGAATAACCTTTTAGTCATCTTCGTCAGTCTCCAATCTATTTCTAGTTTCTTTTAAGAGTTGTTCCATATCGCCGAGAGCAGAAACTCGACCCATAAAGTGCTGGTATTCCTCTATAGTAGAAATACCATTCGACATTAGTAGCTCACTAATTTCTGCTTGTCGTTTTTCAACTTTATTAAGAAGGTAGGTGACTATGTCCATTATTTAAGGCCAGTAAATCCTGTTCCCCTGATTGCGGCTCCGCCACCTTTACAAGAACCTGCAGCTAAAACTTCATCGCCATCATAATTTCCTTGACCACGACCACCGCCAGCAGCCCTTCTTACTTTACCTTTAGCACCTGTAATCTTATCTGCATAGGTAATTTCGTCAAAAGGTTCAGCTAAAGCCGCAAATTTCTTTTGTTTATCTGTCATCTCTGAACCCCCTGCTGAGCGTTTTCTAACTTGTTTATTAGAATCTTTTCGGCCCATAGCTTCGGCTAGATCAAATTGAATAATTTCGATTTTATCTGGATCTGTTTCGTTAGCTAACATTTCCATGAGATCTGTTACTCGGGTATTTTCAGCCATTTAATTTTTCCTTGTAGCTAGAGTCACGTTAGCACGGAGTGCTGCAATATCTTCATCGGAGGATATTTCGGCTTGAGCAAGCTCGGCTTGTTGTTGTAGTTTAGCAGCTTCAAGCTGTGCTTTTTGCTGATCAGCCATAGCCTTACGCTGTACTTCTTGTTGCTGTATCTGCAGTTCCTGTTGTTTAAGCATAACAATCGGATCAGATTGTCCAGTACCTGCCGCCTGTTGAGCAAGTTGACTAATTTGCTGAGTCGCCATAGCCGTGGCTTCTGCTAAAGCGGCCTCTTGCTGTGGGTCCATAACCATACCTTCAGCAGGTATCGGCTGACCGATTAGCTGTTCGACTTGCTGCTTATATTTCATGCCAAGATGTTCTTGCATATGCGCCATAAGAACTTGACTTGCGACTTGATTCTTTTGAATATTTGGATCCTGTAAAAACGCTGAATGTGTGGCTACATGAGCGTCGTGATTTTGACTTTGAAACGCTTTTAATGGCTTGCCCACTAGAGAATCAATATTCTCGCTTACAGGGTCTTTCGGAATAGCTTCGTCTTTGGGTGGCAAAATATCATCAATATTTTGAATACCCAAAGCAGAATACATACGCCTATAAGCCTCGTGTAGATCGTGTATTTGAGGTGCTGATTGCGCCATTTGTAGCTGTGTCTGCGCCATAGTCACCCGTTGACTCATACTAAACATCGCTGGGTCGCTAACAGGTACTACATCCACACGATCATCAAAATCGTCTACTTTTACTTGAGAATTAACATTAGGAACTTGATATGGGTACTCAGAAGGCAGGTAGTTTTTTATAACTTCTGCTAAAATCCGTAACTCTTGGCGTTGCGCATAATGAAGACGTTTATGAATAGCCGAAAGTATCTTTGTACCCTGTTCCAATAAAGCAACGGTCGTCCCTACAGGGTTAGCTTGACTTCCTTCACCTACATTAAGATCCGTGACGGACGCAAACCGCCGTCCGCTTTCGATAAGAACGCCTAGCATCTGCAAAAGAGTTGCCGACGGTTCTTTATACGGTAAAGGCATTATTGCCTCACGTATCGATGATCCAGGGGCATCAACGTCACGGAATTCTCCAGGCTGTAAAGGCAAATCTTCGTCTCGAACTCTAAGACCCCTTGCCTTAAAACCAGCCGGTAAGTTAGCTAATGTTCCTGCATCAATCAACTGACGAAGGATTGAAGTAGCTGACTTAGTCAACCCCCCTATCATATGGATCAGCCCAAACCCATAAAAACCCAACCCAGGCATAAATTTATAATGGGTAAAATAACGGATTTTTCTCTTTTTAGCGTCGTCTTTTTTATAATTACGGCGTATAGAAAGGATTTCGTTACTATCTTCATGAATAGTAACAATATACGGACAAGCAATTCCCGTTTCTTCGCCATCCTCGTCTAAATGTTGGTATCCCTCAAGATCTATGTCAACATGCATTTCTAAAAGAGTAACGGAGTCGTCGTTTTGAACTGTTCTACGAAACCCTGTTAATTCAGCAACTTTTTCTTTAGCTTCGTTTTCACTAAGGGACGAACTATCGTCTTGTAGGTCTGTTTCTCTATAAAACCCATCAAATTGAAGTTTAAGAACGTCATTCGAATTCATAGTTACCGAATGGGTGATACGTGGACAAGTATCTAAGTTCGATTCAGTATAAGAAACTACCAAATCGTCTGGCATTACAAACTTACTAACAGGGCGGTTTAGTGTAGGATCAAAATATGTCTTTTTAAAAGTAGAACCAGAAAGAGGTAAATAAAACAACATCTGGTCTAGCTCTGGATCGTATTCTTCCATAACGTCCAAGACCATAAAGTTCATATAATTACGAACACGCTCCGCTTGTTCTTCAACCTCTCGGGTATGTTCACCAATAATACGAGTTTGAACTGGCCCTCCAGGAGGAATCAGTTCTTTGTAGGCTTGCGCTTGAAATTGAGTTGCAGCTTCCGCCAATAACGGGTGGGTAACGCCAGAAGAACCTCGAAACGGCTCATCTCTTTCTTCAGTTTTAACGCCCAAGAGGTCCAAACCGCTTGTATAGGTGTCCAACCAGTCTTGACGCGACTCCAAATCATCTTTATACGATGCAACAAGTTCCGAAGAAAGCGATTGAAGGTCTCTTTCATCCATTTCCTCAGCGAGGTTAGCGTAGAAATCCCCTTCTTCATTTTCTTCCTCCTCAACATACCCGACAATAGCACTGCCATCTTCGAGCATTACTGTATCTTCTTCAGAAAAAAGAGAAGGCTGTTCTTCTTCCTCGATTTCAACTTCAAGATCCCCCATCGGGGCGTCAAATATCGGAACGATAGATTTTTCAACAGCCATAATTATTTTCCCTAGTAATAAACAAAGCTCTTCAACTTATACTCTAGCTCATCGTCCTCATAATCGGACGGTTGACGTATGAAACCACCTTGCCTGAACCTGAGTAACGCTTGGGTCGTTGAGTCGACCAAGTCGTCGTTGTCTCCGTTAGGGAATTCGCACAATTCTTCGACAAGTTCTTCCCCGAACCGCGTTTCGGGTATCCAAACCAGTCCAGACTCGAAAATGGGTGCCACAGCGTTAGTCCGAGCAATTTTATCATTCCCTCTTGTAGGCGTGTAGTTTTGCACAGGGATGCCCATTGCCCGCAATTCTTGCGTCAAAGGCATTCCAGAAGCCTTCGCTTCGATAATAACTGAATCTGGCTCCCAATGTATATAACTTTCGTAAGCCACTTTCTTTAGTTCGGGAAAATCAAGGCGGTCTTTTACAGAATCAAGCAAAATTATTTGATAATTTCCGCTTTCTGACTCGTTTCTAAAAACACCCCATGTCGTTATCGCGCTAAAATCTGCTTTTTCTGACTTCGAGAACGCTGTATCGTAACTTTGTATGATATATTCGGGAACAGGAGGCGTGGTTTGCTCCCAAAACCGAATCCACTCACGTTTTATAATCGCTCCTTCACCGCCAGTGGGCTCTTGCATCCACTGTGCAGCCCATTTTGCGTGCGGTAAAGATGCTCTTACCCCCTCTAATTCCTCAATTTTCCAAAATTCAGGCCAACAAGGGTTGCCAGAAGGCATAATTGCAGGAAATTCTATAACTTCCCATTGATCGGCCTTTGGATCAAGGGCTTGTGCTTTAATTAACTGTCCTGTTAGATCCTTTTTAGACCATCTTGTCATAACAAGAATGATCGTCCCTCCAGGCTGGAGACGCTGACGAGGACCAGACGTGTACCATTCATACGCCGATTCCATCGCCGTTTCACTCATCGCATCTTGTTCCGAGTGGGGGTCGTCAATAATAAGAACATCAGCACCGCGACCAGTAATAGCTCCACCAACACCCGCTGCAAAGTATTCTCCGCCTTTAGCGGTCTCCCATCTTCCTGCGGCTTTGGAATCTGCTCTAAGTGATACATCTGGAAATACTTTCTTATAATCTTCGGTATCTACAAGGTCACGAATTTTACGACCAAACCGCACAGCTAGTTCGCCTGTATGCGTTGCCTGGATAATTTTTAAATCAGGTTTAAGACCCAAGAGCCAAGATGGAAGCATATAGGACGACATCTCTGATTTTGAATGTCGTGGACCCATATTAATAATTACACGTTTTAATTCACCCCTAGCCACGCGATTAAACGTCTGTGACATTTTACGGTGATGGTAGCCTTCAATAAACGAGGGCCACATGGATTTAACAAAAGTTAAAAAATCATCTCGCGATTGTTTTCGTATCTCGCGTTGTTTTAATTCCTCCGCAATTATAAATGCTTGTTCAGCCTTTTCGCGAGGAAGGTGAGAAAAATCTAGATCAGTTAGCATCTACGAAATCTTTACCAACTCTAGCTCTATTGCGACCACTACGACGTTCTATCGCCGCTTGTTGCTGTCGAGCAACTTCGAGTTCATATGCGTCTTTATATTTTTGAAATTCTTCTGGATCCATTTGATAAAAAACGCTAGGATCTATACCGTAAGCCTTACCAATTTCTTCTTGAGGATCAAGACCCGTTTGGTTCGCTCCTGCAATAAGATCCAAGGGTAAAGCTGCAAGACCAAAACCTCTAGCAATAGAAGGCAATATTTTAGCTGCGCCTTCTTTAGCCGCCAGCGCACCAGCTATACCAACGTTTCCACGCTTAAACGTTTCACCAATATCTATAGAACCCTTTTTATCAAAAACTCCTTCTGCCATCGTAGTCTTTAACATAAAATCAAATCTATCAGAGGGCATTTTCCCAGAAACAACTTGATCTCTCGCTTCTGTCACAAAATCATCTACCCTATTTAAAAAACGATAATATACATCTTCCGCTTCAGCTCTTGGTACTCCTTTTTCTAAATTAAGGTTTAACATTGTTTTACCGTGATCATATTGAGCGTTCCGGAACGCATCAACAATTTCTAACGGCGTTACATCCATCGTTCTAGTAACAGCCCCGCCCATAATTGACGGTGCTCGATCAAAAGGATAACGAGCCGCTTTATCCGGTGTATAACCGTACCACCGACCAGCGGCCTCATCCGTCCCTAACGTTTGTCCTAATGATTTAATTAAATTTTCACCACGGTATGCCCTTATTTGAGCATTAGGATCAACAGGCTTTGAATCAAGGTCAGAAAATATATCTGCCGTTTTCCCGCCACTTTCCATTAATGTAGCAAGACCCTGCGTTCTCTGCGTCGGAGTTAAATCAGCCACGACCGAAAAATTTTCCTAACCCAAAGGCTTTATCATTAAAAGGAATCGTATAAATCCCTTTCATACTTTTATTCTTTGGATCTATAGAAAATTGAAACCCGCGATTAGGCTGGTTTTGATTTGTCGGTACTCCACCAATACCGTAATTTGGCGGTATATACTGACTTCCTAAAAATTTAGTAGGATCAAAAGTAAAATCACCACTTAACCCTGCGAATTGTTCCTGACCAAAAGGATTAACCGTAGAAACCTGATCGCCAGTAGAATCATCAATTACTTCATCATTAGGTTGTATAACAGGAGCTAAAATAGGATCGCTATCACCCGACTGATTATTTAAATTAGAAGACGGCGAACTACCACCCCCACTAAATATTTGTTCAAAAATCGAAGGCCGAGACATATCTTCTTGAAGTTGCCCCTGCTCACCGTATCGTTTATTAAGCGCATCAACTGCAGGATTACCAGAACTTAAAATACCCTGATTAATTATATTGGACGCGGTTTGAGAAACCTTATCCAAGGCCCGTGTTCCTATACCCGCCGTCCCGATATTTAAAGCCTGACCTAAAATTCCTGGACCTTCTTCAGCTCTAAATACCTGACCGTCTGGTCCTACTTGACCCTCGATCCCTAACTCTTTATCCAGATCTGTTGCCGCACTAAGAATACCTAAAGGTAATCCTAACGGAGTTGCTGTTAACGCTCCTCGCGCAAGCATTTCCCCAGTACCAATATCCCTTGGCCTAGAACCAACGGTTCCAAATTGAGTTATATCACCCTCACCCAACCCAGAACGTATTGTATTAGGCCCACGGTTATAATCCTCGCCTAACCGCGCTGCACGTTCACTTTCGGTTTCAATCTTAAACGGTTGGTCTACACCCTGAATCCTTTGTTGCCGTTCGTATTCTAATTTTTCCTCAGGGCTAAGATTATAATTACCCATATACGTTAATGTTTTTCCTTCGCCAAAAGGATCCATATATTTATCGTACGCATTTTGACGTAAAAAATCTATTTGAGGCTGTGCTAAATTACCACGCTTATCAACAGTTAACCCTAACTGATCTGCGACAGTCTGTATCCCCCGACCAAACGCCGTAGAATTACTACTCGAACCATACGGATCTATATCCGTAATTCCTACAAGTTTTTCATATTCCGATTGCGTTAACGGCGCATTTGAAACTGCCGCCGGATCACTTACCGATACCTCATCGTCTACCGCAAGATTTCCTATATAATTTCCCCGCTCATCGAATTGCGGGGTAAAATTTAACCCCGTATCCCCAGCTCGTACTCTATCAGAAAGAAAATCACCAAACGAAGTCGGAGCTGTTGTTGCATCCTCTACTGTTTGAATAGTCGGAGCAACATCAGTTAAATTATTTAAATTACTAACATTAGCATATTGACCGCGAAGCGATTGTTCTCTAGCAAAAGCTAATTGATCTTGACGAGCTTGCTCCGCTGCTGCTGCTGCTGCCTGCTGACGAGCTTGCTCCGCCGCCGCTGCTTGACGAGCCGCCGCTTGTTGGGCTTGTTGGGCTTGTTGGGCGGCTATTGCTCGTTGAACAGCTTGAGCCCGATCCGAACCACCGCCCCGATTTAATTCGTTTTGCGCTTGCTGTGGAGTTTTACCCGCAAATTCATACGACCCAAATTGAGCCTGTGACCGTCCTGGAGACATACGGTTATCACTGGGACGATCATTATTATTTGAGCGACCCCCGCCACCGCTACTAACCCCCGAAGGATCGTTAGCCCTACCTGCCTCATTCTCACCAGCAAAACCTCTAGGCATATTTTTCTCCACGAAAATATATGCGCAAAAAGATACACCAAATTTGTACCTCTGACAAGGGATCTTGGACCATTTAGTAAAGTATGAATAGTTTATTGGAAATTTTTTGTAAAATTTTTTGCCGTGTCTCGAGGCTGTTATAACACGATGTTGCTTATATAGGAGTCCCGCGCCGATTTAGGGGTGGTGGGGGTCGTGGGCGTCCCAGCCAGATCAGCACCCAGCTGGGACTCAAAGCAGTGTCAGTCAGTCCTAGATAGACCAGCAACGCCCCATACAGCGGACATACAACCGATAGTGAACAAGCTGCATACAAACACCGTGTGCAGATCAGCCATAAGCTGAAAAGCCAAGAAAGCAAGGACAGAGCCAGCCGACATTACAATTCCAAAAGCAAGTTTAATCATTTCAAATCCTCCAAAAAGGACGGGGACCGAAGTCCCCGTCAAGATTAGCCAGCAATCAGCATGTCAGCGTCAATCAGCTTCTTGCGGTAAAAGGTCAAGATACGCTCGGGTGTCTGAGTAGTCGACAGCGAGCTTTCTTTCGAGGCCAACGCATCCAGCAGCTCGCGAGTAGTCGCCGCACCACCAAGTTTATCCAGCTCGAACAAAATCGCCTGTGCTTGCGCGGGCATAGGATTAGCAGCCAGCAACTCAGCCGCATTTTCAGCAAGACGCAGCTTTACGTTATTGCGTCCTTTAGCAGACGGTGCAGGGATACCGCAACGCGCAACTGACTTTGGGTTAACAGTAGGTGTTACAGTCGCACCATTCGAAGTAGGCTTGGAAATTTTAGTCATAACTTTCGTCCTTTCTAAATGAGAGAGCCAACCCCTCTCGACAAGAATGATCATATGAGATGTTCTTACTATAGTAAAGCATTAATTTACTATTTTATGATCTTTTTTACATGCTGCTCGGTAAACCACAATCAGGTTAACAGCGTCAGTCAGTCAAACAAACAGTGAATCAATCAATCATTACCCTCAGCGCATTCGCACTTATATCAAATGCGCTGCGACATAGGCAGCTTTCAGATGATGATGAAGGGTACTCAGTCAGTCACTCAATCAATCCGCGCAACAAAATGAAGGGCGGTCAGAGAACCGACCGCCCTGTCAAATTAGGCGTAGGTGATGAATCCATCTTCCATCAAATCTTTGCGATAGAATGTGTAGATCCGCTTCGGAGTTTGAACAGTCGCGAGACCGTTCTCGATCAGACCGTCAACGATCTGCTGCTGAGTGGCAGTGCCGCCCAAAGCCTCGAGCGTGTCGAGAATGATCCCCGCCTGTTTTGGCAGCTTGCGGTTTTCGATAGTCTTGGTCAGAAGCTTGACCTTACGACCGTCGAAACCCTTGGGAGCTGGAGCAGGAATACCAGAGTTACCAGCTGGATCGACAACCTTCAATGCTGCTTTCGCAGCACCACGAGCACCCATGCTAGGTGCGAGCAGAGAGATAGGATCGGTCTTCTTGGTGACGGTCTTCTTAGCCTTTGTGGAAGTGGCCTTCTTCTGTGTTGCTGCAGTCATATCATTTCTCCTGTATTAGACTGTTGCGCTGGCCGAGCACCTCGCCCTAACCATGCTCTTAATATAGTATAGTAAAGCATCGAAGTAAAGTACAAAATAGATCAAAATTATCAGCCCCAAGAACAGGGCGAGTCAATCAATCAGTCAGTCGGTCAATCAACAAACAGCTCGCGTATCGAGTGAGTCAGTCAAACAAAGCTGATTCAAAACCATGGGCCAATCAACGGGGGCAATCGTTCGGAATGCAGTAGATGATGAAACACCATGGTCCAATAGTCGAAGTGCATCAACCCCGCGATGGAGCGTCAAGGCATTGTGTTTTGAATGGGCTACCATGATCCATGAACGGCCTCCCGCTGCTGCTCGGCGCATATGCCATGAACATTGAAAAGGAGTCAGTGAAACAGTGTCAGTTGTAGTACACTTGAGTTCGACCCAAAACTCATGGCCGCCCCAACAACCATTAACATCAGGAACCCCCTGCTGTAGTGCTCCCGTCTCGATCCTCTGCCAATGAACCTTGGGCAAATTGTTCTTCAACGCTTGGTATAACTTCTTCTCTGTACGATACATCTTCCACCACTTGCATGTTGCTGCCGTTCAAAAGATCAAGTAACTTTGACTGTAGCTCTTCATCCGACATCGTCTCGACCTTGTTGACTGTTACTTCCTTCTTCTCGATATACAGACCCGCGACCTTGCCCCTCGAGACCTCAGCAGAGATAGCCGAGGAAATCTGACCAGTATCCACTGCTTCGTCGCGTAGTCTGGAAAGTTCAGTAAGATGCGATTCCACCGAGACATTCTGACGCTCGCGCTCTTTTTGTAACAGTTCTATGATATGATTAGCGATGAGAGGATTCCTGCGAAGCAAGGCAGACCCTTGAGCTTTCGCTCCAAACTTATGTTTTGTGAACCCTGCGCGGCGAGCTGCTTCAGCCCCCGACATGCCCTGCACATACAAAGAACAGAACTTTTTATGAGACGGCGTCAGAGGGCGATGTCTCTTACCGTCGGGAGTCACCCAATATAGTCCACACTCTGAAGGCTCCAGCGGAGTGTATTCCAGAGAGTCTAACGTGGTCGGAGGGTTTTGAGGACGTGTTGGATTCATGTTTGCCACAGCAGTCTCCTTGCTTAACAAAGTAAACATACTAGCAAATCTTACCCACCGCAACACCCAAACAATGTGTATCTCCAGTGAGTTTTAGAATATTATTAGACAGATTGCTCCGCGACGGCTTATCGTTCTACTCTGTTATGATAACCTAAAACACCATTGTCATAACCAAGAATCAAGGTAAAAGAACCACTTACAAAGATATTATGACATTATGAGATTATGATGGAGGTTTACGTGAGTCACTCACACAAACCTACGGGGAGAGCATTGGGGGCCGAAGCCCCCAAGCAAAGATTAATTAATTTCGTGTACCATACGACCGCAATGTTCCCAATCGCCGTGATCGTAGAAATACGAGAACGTATTCATATCGTCAGTAAGATCAACAGCAACTGCAAGAGTACCATGGGGCCAAGTATTAAGGGCAACGAGTGTGTGGATATAGTTTTTCATTTCAGTAAAACTAATCCAAAGGCCACCCATGAACTTACGCTCATGGGTGTTAGTGTTTTCAGCGAAGAGCGCATACATTATGCGGCCTCTGCATACTCGATAGCTTTGGCAAGAGCCTTGGCTTTGCGGTTAGCCCCTGCGCCAAACCATGCGCTGTGAAGGGCGTTACCCTCAGCTTGACCTTTACGCTGGTGGTCCTCGACAAAGGTCACACCATTAAGAGCACCCCACCAAGTACCTTTGGCTGATTTAAGTGTCGCTCCTGGAGACTGGTCGACTGCACCCATAACCATCTCGGCTGTGCGTGAGAACTTTTCTTGAAGGATGAAGTCCTCGTCTGACCGTACCTTGGCTTTTTCGATGAGCAAGTTAGGCTGGTACAACTCTGCAACGTAGTTCATGACGGTCTCGCCTGTAAACTTCTTTGAAGAGAGGAACTCAGCTTGCTCTTTAAACTCCTTCTGGCGACCCTCGGAAAGACCAAGAGCCTCCTCAGCGGCTTGCCGTACATCCATATCGAACTCGCGGATATGAGGCATACGGAACGCTGCACCGCCATCTTTAAGAGCCACGGTAAGTGTATTATTACACACAACTCGAATAGGCGTGAACTTAACGACCATAGCCTTACCAGAAATATGTGGCTGGTTTATGAGCAGGTAGCCTTTGACCTCGTCGCCACCTGCTAACTGGAAGTCCGCAGAGATCTTAGCAAGACCCCAGATCTCAGAACCGCTTTTAAGTGAACCAGCTGTTTCCATCTTCATATGACCAGCGTCTGTAAACTTCTTAAAGAAGTCGAAGATCTGCTCGTTTTGGATAGGAGTATAATCAGCCCCACAATGCGATAGCACTTTGTTATCGCTATCGCGGGTAAGGAAGTGGTGGTCCTCGACATACATAATATTAGACTCGTCCATACCCTCACGATACTCAGCTTCATTGATAGTATAAGCTGGACGCTTAGAAACTGTCCAATCGAGACCAGCGGCTTGCATCATCTGCACAGGCGTAAGGTCATCTTCGACAGGAACACCGAGACCGTGCCAAGGAACTGCTCCGGCGTATGCCATAGTTTCAACTTCATGTGCCATATCTTTCTCCTTTATCTATGATGGCTAAACTTACTTCTTACTTTATTAATATAATATACAAAACGCGTCAATAAAACGTCAAAACGCTGGTTTTTATTATCATAATTACCACCGATAACCAGACGGCAAACAGTGCATTTGAGTTCGCCTTTTTGATTTAACGGCGGTAGTTTTACAAGACAACGAGGGCATCGGTTATTATCCAATGCCCCCTGTATTCGTCCAGGATCTCCGAAGGTTTTCATCAAATACCCAAACTTGTAAGGATGAACGACCCTACAATATATAACACGAGCAGTCCTAAAACTACAGTCAAGCCTCGACTATACCGAACAGTCGGTTTAGCCAAAGGTGCGCGATTCCCGTTAGTTGTATCATCCATATGAAGATAGAGCAACGAACGCATTCGCGGTTTATTTTCTACTGCCATTCATATCTCCTTTTAATTGCCTACCCATTTCTTCGAGACGGGCGGGTATTACTTCTAACGTATTACAATCAGAACAACATTGGCCTTCATTTACAGGCCATGCATTATGTCCTTTATCCCAGTACGGCTCACCGTTAGGGAGGCACTGCACGTCGATATCACCGTGACATATTGAGCATTTCATTTCTTGCAATCTCCTCTCGCTTTTTTAAGTTACAATGGATAGCCCTGTTAAAAGTGTAGGGTAAAGTCTCACTTTTGGCAAATAAAGCGTCGACCATCAAATCGATATCGACAAACGACATGTCGCCGATAATATCAGCAACCTGCTGATAAAGTTTTTCTTTCGTCTCTTTCATTACACTCTCCTTAACTTACCGTCGACTAACTGATAAACACCATGAAGATAGAATTTCATGCCACGCTTTTTCTTTACAACGAACTTGTCGTCAGCGGCATACTTATTAGGCCAAACTTCCATATGACGGATGATCTTCTTTTGGATAGCCGAGATAGTTTTATCCATCGCGTAGACAGTGACAATATCACCGGACAGCGGAACGATCCCATCAAGCGGATCAGATTCTTTATGCCAATAAAACATCAGCTGATACCTTTCTTCTTTCTGGTTGCTCTTACTATATTAGTATAGTAGAGAGCAAAGGCGAATAATATCTCAAAATAATGTAAGGTGTTCCGTAGCTTTGTCGTTGTATGATTTAAGGCAAACCCGACTTTTAATCTTCACCACTTCCGTAAACCAAACCTTCGAGGGCGAAAGCAGGTGGACAGCTACGGCCTTGTATTTCACTACTCGTTTCCTTCGGTTATCAACTGCTTCCACGGGTCTTTACAGATACCGCTTACCTTCATCACAGAACGATTGCGTTAACAAGTTTCTAAAAGGCAATCTACAACAACAGTCTCTAACTTTTACCATAGACCCAAACTATGGTGATATCCACTTTTGCTAGGACGAGGACAAACCTTGGCACCCCGCCCAGAAAGGAGTTTTTTGTTTGCCCCCTCTAAGCTCGTTGGTGCGAACGGTGGGACTCGAACCCACACGACCCGTGTCTGTCGACGGATTTTAAGTCCGTTGCGTCTACCAATTCCGCCACGCTCGCAAAATTATACATCTTGTTGCTCTGGGGCAAATAAACCTTCGCCGTAATCTTTGCGGCCCAGTTCCATGTTCCAACCAACATTATATTCAGAAATCTCTATTTGAGACAAATCTTCTGTTTTGACCGTATACCCCCGACTGTTGATAAAGTCGACGCGGTGAGGATTGTAGGACCGACCGCTGTAACGGTCAGCCCCCCCACGGTCATATGGTGAACCGTGAGCTTTATTCATGACGCAGCCCTCATAAACTGACGCTGGTACTGATCTAATATAGTCTGTGTCAAGCGGATGGGGATATTATCGTCAAGATCTTTAGCAACGAACCGACCAAAATCAGTAAGAGACCACTCAAGCTCCCGTGCGGTAACACCGATAGCACTTGAAGTAATCAACCCAACATCACGTGGACGGCTAAGAACAGAGGATAAGGAATTATCGTGAGTATAACCTATCGCTGCAGCTAACTGTGGCGTCCGAAGTGGGCCCAAAGACCTATTCTTATAAAGGCAAACAAGCACCTGCCATGTACGGTATTGAGACCGTGTATCGTCAAGAACTTTATCGTGGTTGAATGGTACAACTGAGCTACCTAACGTGGGTGCAGTTGTATTTACTTCCATCTCGACATGCTCTTCCCAAATTTCTGGGTACATAGAAGCAATTAAGAAGGCGATCTGTTTTGAAGGTGTGCGGAACTCTTTATCAGCAACAGCTTTCAATACACGAAACGTAGGCAACTCAACAGCTACCGACTTATGACTTTCGATATTTGTCATTTAGCTTTCTCCCTATATGACAAGATTCAAGTTAATGAACGCTTCATTAACTGCTACTATAGTAAACTAACAAAACTAAGAAGTTTAGTCTCAAAATAAACTATTTTATGAGTAAAAAAAGAGACGGCTCGAAAGCCGTCTCAAGTTAAGGGAGGAATACAAGAAGTCATCTTGCTTTTTCAAGTCTGACAGAAAGCGGATCAAAAAGATAGCCGTCTATTAATCTCGACCACGCATCATGCGATCCAGTGATGTGCCAATATTTTAAATCCTCAAGATTTTTAACCGAGCTATTTCGATCGTGTATCACTACACCATGACCATCATCCCAATAAACGCCCCAAGCACAACGCAAATCCCAAGATCCTTGGTTACTAGCGATCCCTAATCCATTAGGAAAATGGTCAGGATGTATATCAGGAGGTCCGATATAAGTTTCAATATCAGAAAATGCAGCTTCACCGAACCCAATTAACGGGTATCGGCACACTGAATCAATAATACGCTCTTGCGGCATTGTCTTGGGATCAAGAAGCATTTGTTTTAATTTACCCATAACTTTTTCCTTTCTATCTGGGTCCATCCATTGACGACGAGCTACGCGAATAGCTTCGTCGTCATCGAAATCAATATCCTTCGTCATAGAAAACCTCTACTCTTATGCAAACTGCTTCTTGGTTAAGAGGCATATCCTCCCAAAAAATTTGAGTAGAAGACACATAGCACTGAGCTATCGTATCAAAATAACCAAGGGACTTAGTTTCAAACTCACTAAACCCCTCGGCAATTATCAAAAGTAAAACCCACTTAACCATCAAGCGGCAACGTGCTGACTTGCACTATCATAATAAGCGTTTTCATGCATCTCGACTAAACGCTTACGATAAACCTCAGCAAGGCTTAAATAACTTACAGCATTACCACGAAACACTGCTACGTGGTTAAAATGCCAATGATAAAAATGATCTGTAATGCCGCTACGACGTCTTTTAATACAATACTCAACTTGATCTTTAGCGTATTGAATATTAGCGTAGTAATTTTTCATCATGTGGGCGTAGTTTTTAAGAGTAGAATCAAACTCATATTTAGCACTCATAATAGTATCCTTTCTTAGTGCAAGAGGTTAGTGGGACGACTCGACATCCTCTACTAAACCGTGGGCGATAAGGTACTCACGATAAAAGTCTAGACCCTCAGCGTTATCCTCGAAGTGCGGCTCGAAACCACTACCGATAATAGCAGAAGCTAGAAGATCAGCCTCAGGTCGATCCTCCTCTCGCAATGCTCGCCATAAACAAATGGAAAGCGACTGCGATACTTTAATAGATGAACTCATGACTGCTCCTATAATTTACTTTAGTAATTTATTATAGGGGGCAAAATTTAGTCAATAAACTACAAAAAGCTGAAACTACTCGTTGTAATATTCTTTACCGCTCGTTATCCACGCTTCAACTTCATCGTCAGTCATGCTGTCGAAGTCCGGTTCGACACGGTGAAGAGGCATTGGTTTACGTTTCTTTTTAGGTTTCGGAGCGGCAGTTAATGTTCCCGCTGTATACCCGTTACGGTGTGTTTGTTTCTTTGCTCCGTAAGAAATAATTTTTTCTTCTGTATGGATTAATAACCCGCATCGTTTACATTTACGTCGACGTCTTAGAATTTCCCCGTCTTTTCTACTATCAACAACAGTAGTCATCTCAAACGTATGCGTTTTACACGGGTTGGGTTGAGTAAGCTGACTCGTCACCCCTCGTCCACCCTCTTGTGCTTTCGGCATGTTTTATCACCTTTTCCATTTCTTTTGCGTCACCCCAGTTCGGTCCTAAATCAACATCCACTTTGATCGGTACACTAAGTTCAACGCACTCCTCCATAATATCTTTGATCTTTTTGATTTGTTCAGGTGACTCGATTGAAAAATCAAGTTCGTCGTGAACTTGAATATGAGGAACGATACCCTCAGCGTATAACGACTGCATTGCTTTTTTAGTCATATCAGCCGCACTACCTTGAATCAGCCTATTCATGGCCTTATGAGTAAATGCTCTTTTGATTGCGTTGCCGTATTCTGCGTATGCCGTCTTATGGTCCATAATTTTTCGTGTGCCAAATTGAGCTGGTTCCCATTTATCAAATCGACACCGCCGTCCTAAGAGCGTACGAATACTTCCTTGTTTTGAAGCCCTCTGTACTGCCCGTTCGGATAGAGCTTTTACAAAAGGAACACGGTCGTGGTATTGAGAAAATAACTGTTTACCTTCATCTAGTGTCAGCCCGAGACTGTCGGATAACTTCGTAACCCCCATAGAATAAAATAACCCGAGGTTGATATTCTTAGCTTGTTTACGCGGTATACCGGCCATGTCCGCTACGATCTGGTGGAAGTCGGCATCGTCCTGTTGAAAGGCGTCTACGGCGTCCTGTGCGCCCCTAAGACCCATCATATGGGCGTAGTGTACCACGATCCGTGGTTCCTGTTGCGAGTAGTCGAAAGCCCCCCATTGGCACCCTTCTTCAGGAATAAATAACGAACGAATTTTTGTTCCTATCTCCGGATCACGGGCGGGTACTTGCTGAAGATTCGGATTAGAATAACTAAAGCGTCCTGTTACCGTACCACCGTCATCTGAGCGCAAAGGATGTAATTCAGCGTGAATACGACCATCCACTTGGTTAGACATTATCATTCCGTCAATGAATGTAGTCCGCGCTTTATTCATCTTCCGCGCTTCTACAATCAACTTAGGCATATCGTGTTTATGAGATTCTAGCCAACTTTGTTGAAAAGAAGGAGAGCCAAGATCGGTTCGGGGGTATTCTATATTCAACCCATCAAATGCTTCCTGGATAGATTTATTAGCCCATACTTCAACGTTTTTGCCACAAAGTTTTTTTATTTGTTGAAGAGAGGCTTCTTCTTTAGCTCGAAACCATTTAGAGAGTTCATCAGCTTTATCTAAGTCTACTCGTACCCCGCGCCAACGCATCTCAATAAGTAGAGGCGTAATAGAAGATTCAAGATCAAAGATACTCCATAAGTCTTGCCGAGTCATTTCTCCCTTTTGCCATTCCCAAAGTTTAAGGGTAAGCAAAGCGTCTTGTTCTGCGTATGGACCTACATACATGGGGGGTAATTGATGTAACCCCCCTTTCGCATCGACATTCCAAGCTTCAGCGGCATCGCGCAAAAGGGACTCATCTTTTCTTTCTTGAAGATAGCTTTTACCAAGCGCATTAAGAGCATAACTAAACCTGTTTTCATCAATCAAAGGGGCAGACACCATTGTGTCAATGAGTTTGTTGCCGGACAAGGTAATACCCTCTCTGCGCATCCACCCAATATCATAGGAAGCGTTATGGCAAACGATATCAGCACCACCGTCGATTTGTGCTTGTAACCAATTTTTAACGAGCTTTTCATTTAAGTTGCCTCCGGCTTCATGTTTAACAGGTAAATAACCTGACCAAGATTCCGTAGCTACCGCGTACCCTACAACGTGGCCTTCACCTCGCGCCCAACCTGCACCCTTCTCCTTTAGGGAAGGGTCTCGAGTTTCTAAGTCAATACATATTTCTTTAGCTTTGGTTAAGTCGGGAAGAACTTCTGGTGGTGTCCAATCACTATCAGGGGTAAAAAGAGGTTGTTGAATCGGGTTTTTTGGCATAGCTGGCTTCTTATCAGGTTTTATCTGATTAGAGCTTACTATGTTATTAGTCATCTTGACTACCCCTACCGCACATCTCAGCGTCAATAAGAAACAAGTAACGACGCAAGTCTCGGATATCGTCCAGGATACCTTCAGGGCGTCTGTCCTCGTCCATAGCTGAGAAAATATCGTAGCTATGCCCTAGAACCTGTTTTTCGATACGATCCCATTTACGAGCCGCCATCATAAAGGCACCCACACCGCCGCGCTGTTTCCAACTATCGCCATAAGACTGCTCAGCTTTATGAAGCTCGTCGGCATCCTCTATACCAAGACACATAACCCGATTAATAATCGCGCTCCGAGGCTCATCGGTAGCGTAGTTCGCACCCTCTAACAGTTTACGCTTCATAAACTCCTCATGGCGTTCTTGTTCTATTTCTTTCTTTCTAGCCATTCTACACAAGCCTTTCTCCAATCTGACGCTTCTATTTCACGAGCTTTATCAATAGCCTCGTTAATCATTTGTTCTTTCCAGAGCCACCACGCTTCGACCATAGGTATTGCAGTCTTCGGAAAGATTTGGTTTTGGTATCCCAAAAAGGACTCACCCTTGTGGAGCCAATCGAAGAAGAGACAGACTTCAACGTCGAACTCTTCCCATTTATCGACGAGCGGGACGGGTTGAAGCCCATACGCTTCATAAGGGTCTGGATGAATCCCTTGGGGAAGTTTTTCATCGAGTGGCCTCCATACATCTAAATATACATGAGGGTTATTGCTGACTTGATAATAACGTCCAAGCCCCATTCCCATACAGCTGGCTAGATATTCATGAACCATACTAAAGTGCACAGCGTTCGCACCGTACATACCCCAGATTAGATCATTGGATCTATTCGTTACAGTCATGTCTAAATAATATTTATTCTGACGTTCCTGAGGAGGACGGGTTTTATCTCCGAAATACTCACCCCAATGGGCAACCGGACGACCGCGTAAGAAAACTTGTGTATTGCACGGAACGTCCTTAGATGAAGAACCAAGGTCTTGGGTACAATCCCACATCTGAAGTACGGCGCGACGGTCTAATGGGTTCTTACGCAATAAGTCGATAACGGTAGATAATTGGTCGCGCCCAAACCATTCAGTCCAGCGGTAGCCATACGCACCGTTTACTAAAACACCATCATCCGAAAAGTCCGCCATCTTCTTAGCGAACATCGTTAGCGTTTTTAGATCTTGCCGACCCGCGATCATCCACAGCCCTTCGATAAAATGAAAGAAGGGGTTACAGTTACGTTCCGCACTAAACAGAACACGCTCATTCGGTCTTTCGTAAATAGTCGTAAGTGGTGTCGGAAACGACAACACAGGACCATTGCGGGAGTCTGTCTCTAAAAGAGCTTGGTCTTCTCGCAAGTTCATAACAGCTACTTGAAATACCTCGTTGACATTTACACCGCGTATTACTTTCATGGATATCTCCCTCGTGGTGCGCCTTCTCCGTTACGCACTCGTTCGTATTTATCAAACTCGCAAAGACTATGTTCGATATCCCGCATTTCTAATTTAGGCAAAAAATCTTTTGTTAAATGCAAGGGAGACATACTTAATAAGTCTCTCATTTCTGAATTAAAATTATGTTTACGACTTTTAAAGTTCAGGGGTCTACCGTGTATACGGTTCAAGCCTCGCATGGCTCCAGGACCAGCATTAGCCCAAGTATAAATATCATCGGCTGAATGCAATAAATGTGTATGACGTAAATCAGTAATTAATTCATATGACATAAACGCTCCTAGGTACGGAAATTGCATAAACAAGTTCCAAGAACCACGGAGGTTGTTCGAACGGATATCATTGGCGAGTTGTTCGCGTTGGGGCCAGATACGGTTTACGCACCAAATCACCCCATCGACTTTATCCATCCCGTCAGGAGTTTTAATTATGTACCCACCCGTTACATATTTAGATTGCTTTTTGATTTCTTCCCGAGCAACCTCTGGGTTCCAATCTATATGTAAATTATTAGCGAGAAGAGTTTCACCTGTTTGGATAAGATTAAACCAACGAAAAATAACAGTTGCCATAAGAACAGCATCGTTATCTTTCAAAGGGTCGCGCATATTTTCCCTAAACCAAACGGTGGTCTTGTCGTTCTCTCTAAAGGGATTAGTAAAGCGATAGGTCTTTAAAATCTCATCATCTGTCCACTGCTGGCGGGAGAGGCCCATATTCTTCTTTAGAAAAATACGATGCCTCTCCTCCATCCACCAAAAGAACCTTTCTATTGGTTCCATTACTTCTTCCTCATAATCCAGTTTACATTATTAGCTGTTTCTGGATACGCAGTTGCGAGGATTACACGTTGCCAATGTTTATCAAACCGTCCCTCGATATCATCAATAACGTGTTGAGGCCAACGTAAATTAGCGCGGTGATTACCCTTAAAGTTATTCATTTGGGTAAACGTTCCGTAATGTTTTTCGATAACGAAATACTTTTCGAGGAGTTCTTTGAGTTCTTCATACCCCCATTCGTAGATGTGGTCTTTTGGCAGAATGTCGTTAGACCCATCGTGGTTCGGCGTCGAGACATACGCAATGCCGTTTGAACGGATTTTACGTGCGGCGGCTTCGATCCATGGCTCAATAAACTCTCTCCCCATGTGTTCAATAACTTCAGTTGTCATAAAAACATCTATCGACTCGTCTTCTATGGGGGGCTCAGGATCAATAGTTAAGTCCTGTAAAACGATACGACCTTTATTACCTGACATAGTTTGAAACCATTTATGTTCTGTAACGGGTAAATCGTCGTCCACCCACCAATCTTCTAAACAAGCAGGATCAATATCCATACCCGTATAGCTATTAACAATCTCAGCCTTACGAGAGACAAAGGCTTTATAGAGATAGCGCAATGTCCAAACTTCCCCGCAACCTATTTCAAGTATATCTACAGGTCGATCAAGTTTTTTAGCACGTTCCATAATCAGCTGACCCATTTTACAAAAACGACTGATGTGCGCCAGCTCATCAGGTCGCCAGTTAGCCAGCGTACCCGCTGAAGCAATGTCCATACGGGTGTTCTTAGAATTATTCGCGTTTACCGCGAGTTTACGACGAATAGATGCCATTTATTTCTCCTAATAAAACTGGGTGGGGGAAGCTAACACTAAGGCTCAGGTACTTGATGTATTAACCAAACTGGCAAGGAACGCTTTTCCCATACGGCACAAGCCAACTTCCCCCGCATCGGTGAGACTAGCTAAGAATACGAATGTATCCTTTGTCGACCATCTCACGATGATAGTGTTTATAAACGCGATCTACAGACTGTTTAGACACGAGCTTTCCTTCAAGCTTTTCCCAAAACATACCGATAGTAATCCCGCCTTCAAACACTTCTAGCTCCTCTAAAATATGAAGCATCTGTTTTGGACCTTTATCTGGATACTTAACAAACTCGATCTTCGCGCCGACTTTTAAACGACCCGTAAGGCTACGACCCGCTTCAGCTTTTTTTACTTCCGCGATAACTTCAGGTTCCATTATCTTCTTTCCTTTGTGATATTCAGAAGGCCATTTATTACGAGGCCACGTTTTTTGCTCACCAAAGTCATGATCAGGAGACCACATCCATCCGTCTGACGATGTTTGAATCCAGCCGCCCATTTCAACCTCCAGTCCTACTTTCTAAAGAGTTTAGACTAGATATAGTGGCAGATAAAGCTCAAAATAATCTATATCGGGAAATATTTATTGCTCATCGGCTGTACGATATGCAAGTTTTTCTTTGCTCTAGTAAGGCCAACATAAAAGACGCGGGTGTCGTCGTCAGGATTTTTTTCAAAACTTTTCCATGTACGGTGAGGAATATCAGTAAGGAGTAAAACGTTGTCTGCCTCCCCACCCTTGGCTGAATGTATTGTAGAGAGATTTATACGAGGCTTCTTAGTGATTTTTTCGCCGCGACGTAAAATAGAAAGAATATAACTGCGCTCTTGAACTGATATAGCATCGAACATATCGTGCCATATCTTTGGTTCGCTTAACTCTGCTATTTCTAAGACTTGCGAAAGCGTGAACCTCTGCGTTGGCTCGAAAGTGTCAAAAACCTTCTTCTTCGCGCTCTTAATATACGCAACAGCTGATAATGCGTCTTCTGGGTATGCAAGATCGCCACGTCTTAATCGCTCCCAAGCTTGAACAGAGGCAACCTTTTTATCAGAGATAGAAGGGTCGCCTTTACGCTCGAAATATACCCCAAGATTTCTACAATGGGCATCAATCTCATTTAATAAATAATTAGACCGCGATAAGATTAACCATTCACCCGTAGATAGGTCCACATGCTCGAAACTTGCTTCGCTGATAACCTGTCCTTCCTCATGCCGAGGGTTCCAAGTTTTATCTGTTCGTGTCTTAACACGGCGTATAATGCTGTCAGCTACCCGATGAACACTGCGAGGGATGCGGTAACTTTGATCCAAGACACGAGCGTTACCTTTGCTTATCCCTACCAGATGATCTACATCTGCCCCTGCCCATCTAAAAATAGCTTGATCGTCATCTCCGGCAATATAGACACGTTGAGAGTTCTCTGCCAACAATTCTACTAGACGCCATTGTAGAGGGCTGAGATCTTGCGCCTCATCTACAAACATAACATCTAATTTAGGGGACAACTGTTTTTGAACACACAGATCTAACATATCTGTAAAATCATGTAAGCCCCTTGAATCTTTAAACTGCTTTAACCCTTTTTGAAATCGTTCTAACGCAAACCAGTCGATATCTTCATCATAATGATCGTGCCACTGTTGTCGTAAAGGCACACAGCGTAATCGGGATAAACCTTCAATAAAACTCAGGCGGTCGTCTTTCGATAAAAGAGATATTGCACCTTCCTCAAGTTTATTAGAACCTGTAAGCCGTAAACCCATCAGATCGTTAAACTCATGAAGTGTTTGTCCATTTAAGACAGAGCTTCTGGACAAACCTAACATACGGTGGCATAAAGAATGAAGCGTTCGGAAATTAGGCAACTCTTTTTGAGTTAGACCAAAACGCTCCATAGTCCTTTCGCGCCCTTCTTCTGATGCTTTTTTAGTAAATGCGAAATAACCTATGCGGTCAGGGTGTGTACCTCGCTCCATTTCTAGTTCAATTAAATTCAGAATTGTTGTCGTTTTGCCTGTTCCAGGAGGGCCAAGGATAATAGACCACGTGCTTGAGTCTCTCATCAAAAAGGCTCCTCTTTCATATCCGGTAAATCAAAACTTCCTTCTTGTGCAGAAAACTCTGGTATATACCAAACAGTAACGCCCTTGCCTTTTACGTGAAAGAAATGGTGGCCCCCGCCTAGCTCACGAATCCGTGCCGCTATATTATTACGACCGTAATCACGAAACTGCTGGCGACTAAAATAATCTAATAAATCTTTCAAACGGAAATGAGTTTTACCCTCTTCTGTCCAAGGTTTACCCAATAATAATTCATCGCGGCTTTGAGCTTGCGCTCGTTCAGTGCAAAACGCTTCTAGTAGTTCCATAAACTGGCCTTCTACTGAAACGTCTTTTGGAACCTCAATTACAGAAACAGCGTCCAATAACTGCTGTATTATATTTCTCCAATTATTCTGCCTTTGCGTTGGTGGCATAAAATTAAGCGCATCCATACAACGCCGTTGGAACTTGGTTTGATTTTGTAATTCCTCTGTAGTTAATTCTAAACGATGACCCTCAACATCAAGAAACCAGATCGGAGGTTGAGAATCCTGTTTTTGAAGATTACCAAACTGAGGCATACCGCCTGAACTACCTACACCATACTCACATGTTCGACAAACAGCAGAGTTACAAAACGCGGCTATAGGCTGATCATTACATTTGTAGTGATAATCCTTATTATTTAGAGCGCGGATAACTGTTAAGACTTCTTGCGCACCTAACGGGGGTTTCATAAACTTGAAGTTAAATTCTTCAACCTTACGTTCCCATGTATCCTGGAACTTTTTACGAACAAAAACCCCTAGATCAAACAGCCCATTATTACGAGTACCTTCTGGAAAGCCCATTGTACAAAGAGCTTTTAAACAAGGTGGTGCACCTTCAAGATCTGGATCAGTCTCAGCGTCGTTAACAGCTTTAGCTGTTAAATTTTCTAACTCTCGTCGAGTAATCATTTTACTCTTAACGTGAGCTATAAATTCTTCTAAATCTAAGATGCCTTCGCCTTGGTCGTTATGACAATACCTTGTCGATGTATTACCACCGAAGTACGGCATATTTAAAATATTACCGCGATCCCCTTTTTCTAAGAGGAGCTTCGTTTGCTTTGGAAATATCTCAGCTGTTCCATAACCAAGAGCTGATGCTATTTCTTTTAACTTACCCTGCATAACAGAAGCGGGTACTGGCTCTTTTACAAAACAATAAACATGTGCTCCGCCCGATTTAGAGCGAGCAACAACAAAAGGTAACTCATTTCGTCGAACTAACCGTTCAACAAGTTCATCAAGTTTTAAGGGGTAAACATCAATATCTATTGCCCCCCATACGCAAGAATTATCCTCACGAATAGGAACAATGCCAACCGACTCTTTTCCCTCTAAATGATTAGTCCATAATTCTATTAATTTTTCATCGCTTATATCTTCCGATATAACTCGATATTGACCTTTTTGTTTTCCTGGACCGTTATCTTCATTTGGGCGATAACAACCATAAGCTAGTCTTAAACCAGCAAATAACTGAGCAAAATTTTGGGCAAGGGTACTCATACTTTATCCTTTCTAACGGTGTACATTAAGGGGGGAATGTACGCCGTTCCCCCCTTATTTTTATTTAGAAAGGAACTTCGTCGTTCAAATCTTGCTTACTCTGCTCAGTAGCCTCTTCGTCAGGAGATTTAACCTGTACGTCTCCGGCCTTAATCTTACTGAGGAATTTAGCACCTTCTTTAGCCATAGAGCCGTTAGTCGTCGGGCCTTCTAAACCAATAGACCAGCCCATCCATGAACCACGGTCGTTCTGTTCTTGGACCGTTTTCAAACGGTATTTAAACATGAACATGGGTGCGTCTTGTGTTACACCAGCACTATTAACAACACGCTGTTGTAACATTTGAGCGAGCCACTTACGAGCTTTACCCAACTGAGTAGAAGTCATAGCTATGACTGCTTGTGACCACTCAGTTTCGTTCTCGTTACAAACCATAACAAAAAACTGGGCGGTCTCCGCAATGTAGTTACCATTTGATAACACCATCTGACCACGATCGTTTTTTGTGCACTGCGAAAGAATATCACGAGAATCGTGTTCAGCTACTTTACCGCCCCCTGCTTCACGCGGTGTCCATTCAAGATATTTTTTGTTGTAGTAACAAGGCACAACGATAATACCTTCATCACCATCAACAACTGTATTAAGGACGGAGTTATGAATATTACCCTGCTCCGCGCCTTTGATATATTTACCGTCGTTCTTATTCAACTGTGGGCTAAGAGCCTGTAGAATTTGTATGAACGGAATAGATACATCATCTGGTGTTACTTCTTCTAAACCAGTTCCATAAGCTAACAGTTCATCGTCCATAATTGCGACTGCGCCGCCTTCTGCTTTTACAGCAACTTCAGTAATTTTCGCCATGGTAATCCTCCTATTTAGCGATTTTAGATTTGAAGCCTGAATACAAACCGAATAAGTCCACAGGTATATCTGTGCCCTTTTCCATTTGTTCTTTGGCAAATGCCCTCAGGGTCGAATGATGTACTGCTTCTTTGGTGTCGATTTCGATACCTTTAGCTTGCAGTGCTTCTACTGCGAGCTTCCATTTATCGTCATTTTTACCAAATTTAGCTGTTACCTCACGTTTAATTATGTCACCAAAACCGTGCTTAACGAGCCACGTGTGGGCCTCGTCAGCTTTAGCTTTTGTAATGTGTGCGGTAACGAACGGTTCAGCTTTTACCCTAGAGCCATCCGCAAGACGTATCTCTGATACGCCAGCTTCAGCCAAAGCGTCAGGAAGGTCGTGCTCTTGTACAGAACGCAATTCTTCTTTTTTCGCTTTCAGTTCTAACTCAAGCGCAGTAACCCCGCGCTCCAGTTCGAGTTGTTTATTTGCCAACTCAGCAATGCGATGTATTTCACCATCGGTTGCCTCGACTGCTAGGGTATTTATTGCCTCGCCCCCGAGGATATCGTCGAGTATGTCTTTATCCAATTTTATTCTCCGTAAAGACTACAGCTTATAGGGATATATAGTTTTTCTTGCCTATCCCATTTCAGCAAGTTTACCTCCCCTTCCAAGTAGTCTGATGCTATCGCAACAGTCAAACCTATAAGGGTCGGATCTCCAGAAAGCAAAACGTAATCGCCTTGCTTTATATTCTTTAGCCCCTGATGAATCTGTTCAATCGCCCACTTAGCGTTAAAACTGATCTGGTAGTTTGGGGGTAATAGAACTTCTATTTCTCCAAATTTTCTGGCAGGGGCAAAATTGTGCTTGCCCGTCTCTTGCACCAGATAAACGCTACTGGACATTTTTCCTCCGTTTTTTACCCTATATCTATCTGGGTAGGTTTTAAACTACGTTTTAATGTCTAAGTCCATCATAATCTCATAATCTCATAATTTAGTAGTTAACTGTATGTTATAATTGCTAAACTATCCTATGATATAACATATGACATTATGAGAACGATAAGCCGTCGCGGGGTGAAATCGCCTTTTGAGAAAAATTATCTGCTAGATATTCATTATAGGCGTCGATATAGCGGATAACATTAGCCCGTACCTTCTTTTCCAAAACTTCAATATCCACAGCGATTTTATCCCGTATGTTTATGTAAACGTCAGCCAAGAGCCAGTTGCCCATGTACATTTGTTCTAAGCAATAAAACAAAAGCTCGATACGATCTGCTATTTTTATATAAAGATTTTCACGCCCCCAAGAGGGGACTCCCCCGTGTTCAGATTTCCAACCCATATCTTTCAAAAAACTTTTTTCACGCTCCTCAAGAGCTTTTTCTAGATCCGGATTAGCCCACTTTACATTAGCAGGTATATCACCTGTAACAACTTCAGGAATATCATGGCGAAGCGCAAACACTAAACCGTCCTTTGATATATCTGGAAATAAGTCTAAGAGGATCATAGACAGCCCCCAAGTGTGGGCGGCTACATTTTGCTCTTCTCCGTTCACAGGACGAATGTGCAAACGCCGTATGCGTCCTGCCATTCGCGTATTATATATTTTCTCGGAAAGAGAGTATTGGCCCATAACTCTATCCTTTCTGTGGGTTTACTCGAAAGCTATACTATATTATAACCGCGTCAACGTATAGGGGTTTTTTATGAATTTTAAATTTAAGACCAAACCATATAAGCACCAGCTAAAAGCATTAGAGATTTCTTACCTGAAGAAATCGTTTGCGCTTCTTATGGATATGGGAACGGGTAAATCAAAAGTTCTTATTGATACGATCGCGTATCTTGACGCAACTGATGAAATTAATTCTGTTTTAATCCTTGCTCCAAAGGGTGTTTATAAAAACTGGGTCGGTAAAGAAATACCAGCACACTTGCCAGACAGCATTGAACATAAAGTTGCGTATTGGGCTTCGCCGTTAACCAATAAACATAAAGACGCTATCCGCGATATTTGGCGACCAAATAAATACTTGCATATTTTTGTAATGAATATTGAAGCCTTATCCACAGGCAAAGCAGAAGAAGTCGCGACTAAATTTATTGCGGCACACGGCGGTTCGACTCTTATTGCTATTGATGAATCCACAGTTATAAAGAACCACAAAGCTCGAAGAAGCAAGGCGGCAATGAGGTTGTCTAAGCGGTGTAAATATAAACGAATCCTTACAGGGTCTCCCATTACAAAAACACCACTTGATTTGTTTTCGCAGTTTCAATTTTTAGGAGAAGAATTATTAGGCTTTAAGTCGTATTATGCTTTTTGCGCTCGTTACGCAGACATGATAAAACGTAGTGCGTCTGGAGGTGGTCATCAATATAATCAGATACTTGGTTTTAGAAATCTTGACGAACTTACTGAATCAATAAAGCCGCACTCGTACCGCGTTACGAAAGAAGAGTGTCTCGACCTACCTGAAAAAACTTATACAATGCGAACGATAGAGCTAACTTCAGAACAAAAGAACCTGTACGACCAAATGAAAAAGACCGCTGTAACTTTGTTAGACGACATGGAAATGGTTACAGCTAATGCAGTTATTACTCAACTATTGCGTTTACATCAAATTAGTTGTGGTTTTATTAATACGGATGACGGTAATGTGGTTGAAATTAAAAACAATCGCATGTCCGAATTACTTGCGATCTTAGAAGAACTAAACGGGAAAGCTATTATTTGGGCTAACTATCGACACGATATCCTGGCTATCAAAAACGAAATATCGAAAGTTTATGGACCAAGATCTGTTGCTACTTATTTTGGCGACACTGATGGCGAAGAAAGACAAAATATTGTAGATCGTTTCCAAGAGGACGAAGAACTACGCTTTTTTGTTGGACAACCTCGCACAGGTGGGTACGGTTTGACTTTAACCGCTGCATCAACAGTAATATATTATAGTAACAGCTATGATCTTGAAGTAAGGTTACAATCAGAAGATCGTGCGCACAGAATCGGTCAATCTAATGCGGTTACATACATCGACTTAATCGCGCAAAAAACGGTAGACGAAAAAATAGTCGGTGCACTTCGGAAGAAGATTAACATCGCAACACAGGTATTAGAAGAAGATTGGAAAAAATGGCTGATTTAATTCAAGAATTCAAAGAACTACGAAAACAATCGGGGCTGTCTCAAAAAGACGTATCGGAAGACACAGGCGTAAGTTTGATTACAGTGTACACGTGGGAAGCTAAACAACGACAACCCACCTTGTCTAATTTCAATAAAGTGTTAAACAAGATGGGTTATGAAGTTACTATCCAACCGCTCGCATCCGTTGAACAAGACGTTCAGCACGGTTAGTTACCTGTTTATACCAACGCGAGTCTATCATTTCGTCTGCCGCCTTGTTCCAATCACGGGCGTCGATACCGGCTTTCATACCTTTAAATTTAGATAATCGAGGGTATCCAAGGTTAAACATCATGTTAGCCACGATCAACTGTACGTCTTCGGGTAAGTCACCGAAGTCTTGGTACAGGTTTTCACAATCATTTATAACGACCTGTATATCCTCCTCAAACGCTTCTAATACCCGTTCAGACGACACAGCAGAACCAACATCTAATCCATATTCAGGATCGTTCTTTCTAATTAAATGACCAATGCCAAAGGTTGGAAGGTCAAGATGATCAAGATAGACCGCGTATACACAGCCTTCATCTGCCTCAAGGTCTCTCTTTAGTTTTTCTATATCCATTATTTTTTCCCGAAAAATTTAGTTGCTGACCGAACTCCGAAACTAGCCGCTACGATCACGCCCAACGTATATTGATACCAATCCGGCATTACTTCTAAAGCAGCAAAACCTTCTGCAACAATAATTCTCCCCCATTCTCCAGTAAAAGCTAATATAAGTGGGATCGAAAACAAAATAGTTAGCCATTCATCTTTCCAAGACGACTGACTACCTTTCGCCATCAGTTTTTCCCAGTCAGCTGTTGACGTTGCTGCTGAAACCATTACCTTGGCTTCAGCTTCAGCTTTTGCTTTAGCAACTGCAGATTTACCACGTTGTTCTTCTGTTTTTGAATCCATCCACGACCCGATTAGGCCAGAAACAGGTCCGATTAGTGCTTGTAGCATCAGTACACCTTTACTTGTTCTGAATCAACTTTCCTTGGTACACAATATGCCGTTACTCTATCTTTTGCATCAAGATATTGTGAGTACTGGTAATTACCGTATCTTTTTGACACTTGTGAAGCAAAATAATTACATTCTGTTACAGAATAAAAATACATATTTCCTGACTCTAGTTTTCGAAAGTCGCCTGTTCCTAAGTATACAAGAAGTAAAAATACATCAACCATTTCATTTTCTTGCCATCCAAGCAGTTGTCCCCATATACGCACCAACAATACCCGCGCCACTAATATAGAATAAACTACTAATTTCACTTAACGCAGAAATACGTTCAACAGAAACCCACGGGGTAAACATCGCCGCAGTAAACACGCCCATCCCAATCAGAGTGAATCTTGCCATTCTAAGTTGAGCAAGACTCTTTCGTAAATCACGCTCTGTTTCTCGGATCTCTTTGGCGTGTTCTAGTTCTTCATCAGTAATTTCACCGTCCCCGTCAAGGTCATACTTAGCGTATGCGGTATCTTTTTGAAACTTCTTGCTCATTTTTGACTCTCTCGTACGGCTTTAAGAGTCTCCTGTACGGTCATCTCTTTCTTAGCGTTAGGGTCGTACTTGCATTGATACTCTGATGGAATAAACTCCATGTATTCAAATATTTGAGATTCAATCGTATTGTTCTGGCCTCGGAAAACACAAATGACCTGTTTGTTCTCCATCTTCTCGCACTTTACCTTGCGGCAGGTGGTCATTTGATCAGCCGCACTTGCTGCCTTACCCTGTAAAAACATCACAAAGAATGTAAGAGCCGCTGCACCGAAGCCGATCATCACTATCCAAGCTACTATCTCGACAAACTTCTGACGACGTTCGCGTTGTTTATATAGCGTTTCTTGTCTGCGTTTCCGGATCTGGCCTTCCATACGAACTAGCTCGTCCCATTTTGACCTACCCATAGTCAGGCCGATCCACTGCTGAAGTTCGTATCTCTGTTGTTGGGCTTTCTGTTTGTTGGCAAAAGTCATTATGGCCTCTTGCTCAACGCTTTGACCACCAAATAACTTTTTAAATATTGGGGGATTCTTGGCCTCTTTCTCCATCTGATCTAGATCAGAAAGCGCACCCATCCAACGCGAAAGGTCGGATGCCATTGATTCTATATCACGACCAACTGCAAACCCTTTTTTTAATACTCCGAAGGCCGCTGAAGCAGTGGCCATTGCACTTACTGGATCCATATATCATCTGTTCCCTGCTTCTAGTTCTTGTAAAATAGCTCTTGCAGCATTCGGTTTATCGACAGGTAAACCTCTATCATCAGGATAGTCGTAACGACCTAATAAAACTCGACCCAATGTTTTTTCTACTTCAGCCGCGAATATTGATTTTTTAGATAACTTAGCTAATTCCGCCATAGCCCTTGGATCAGAAAGAGCGATTGTTAAAGCATCTTGTTTTACGTTTCCTCGAATTTTGTTAAATGCTGTCAAAAAACGACCAGGACGCGTAAACATACCAACATAGCCCCGAATAAGACCTGTTAACATATTTCCTTCTTGACGTGCTCCTCGTTTTGGAACTTCTGTAAGAGCTACTTCTGTAGCGTCAACAACAGTGCGAAGATTATTTACATAATCCGCGCCAAAAAGTGTCGTCATCTTATCTCTATTACCATCTATATATTCGCGCATTGCAGCAGGATCTACGACTTCTCGACCGTTAACAGTCTTTACCCTACCCGCCGCAGGATCCCACATGTCTTTATAAACGAACGCTTTAAATGTATCTAAAAGATCAGGAGATTCTCGTAGTAACGAATAAACTTGATCGAATTTAGCAAACCGATCAGCCTTCCATGTATTTTCAAATATAGTTTCTGGCTCAAGAGCTTTACCACCCCCAAGATCAAATTTATCATTGATTTTAGCTAGAGTAGCTTTTTGTCGAGCTTGAATTTGAAGCACTTGTTCAGAAAATTCTGTAGCTGAACCTAACGCATTCCTTTCAGCTTGAGTTAAATAAGTGTCCATTGCCGTACCGTAAGTTTCTATAAAACGATTATGGGCGACAACATCTATTTTTTGTATTTGACCACGGCTATCTGTTTTTACTACTGTATCTAACCATTTTTTACGAATAGTTGCGCCGACATCCGCAAATAAATCGGCGTTAGCAGGAATATTAAGTTCAGAAGCAATATCTAAAACAGCGGTTTTTCCTGTACGGTCAGGTTGAAATAATAAATTCCACGCCGCTTCTGGGTTTTTAGCATTACGCAATTTAGCAACGGCAGATTTTGTTGCATTTCTAAACCGAGCAGAAAAATCAGCAAAACTATCGTCTAGTGCACGTAGTTCATCAGCCATTCCTGCGGGAGCGTCTTTACGAGAAAGAATTCGAGTTCGTGCCGTTTCTAATGCATCAACCATTCCTGAGATAGTTTCAGGGCTAGGTGCGTCTTCGCCTCTTTGAGCGGCGTTAAACGCCTTACGTTCTAGTCGTCTTAGGTCACGAATATTTTCGTTAAGTGTACGAAGAGAAACAGGTTTTACTTTAATAGCCGCGCCAGATTGACTTTCTAAAAAAGAATCAAGAACTCTATTTATGACTTGAGTATCTTGTGGACTTGCAAAAGGTCGATCAGGTAGTGTTTTTCTTATATCAAGAGCAAAGTTCACAGCTTCAGTGGGCTTTATACCGCCCTTACCAATAACAACAGAGTTGATATCAACCCCAGTTGCTGCAGACCAACGACTAAATAAATCTTCGTATTGTTTTCCGATAGCTGCACTAGCAGTTGCGTAAGAATCTCCAATAGCGTCCCTAGCAGCAGCACCTATAGACGAGGCGTCTGCTACGCTAGATGGTAGATTAACTGCATCGTCGATTGCTGTTTGTACGTTAGAAAGCGAATCATCAATAATTGTTTGAGTTTGCCTAGTTTGCGTTTCTAACCGGATCGCCGCTTCAGTTTGAATACTTTCGCCTAAACGTAAACGTTCTACTTCACCTGCTTTTGCAGCTGTGCCTTCTACACCTACAGGCATAGGGGGTTCAGTTGCCGCTTCTTTTAAAGCTCTCTCAGCAGTTAACGCCGCTGTTCGACTCGGGGTTAATATCCCTTCTGCCGTTTCTCGAGAGGGCGAAGTAATTACACCCGCTTCACGTTCAGCAAGTTCTGTTGCTGATGCTTGCATCGCTGCTGCATCACCTATATTAGTAGCGTCTTTAGCTCCTGCTTCTAATACTTGCGCTGAAGAAGGTATTATTCCTTTTTTATCCGCTGCTTTACCAGCCGGAGATGTTACATATTTTTCGTAAGCTCGCAAAAACGTAGCTTCATCAATATCGAAATTAAATTTTGGATTAGCTAACCCTATACCCCTAAGAACAGGGGCAAACATTTTAAAGGCTAATGCACCTCCAACACCAAAAGCTCCCGACCATTTTGCTTCTTCAAAAGCCTGACGTAAAATTTGTTCGTCGTTTACGTCTTCGGGTAAGTACCCCATATTTTGAGCAAATTTTAAACGAGTTAATGAAGTTGCTCCCGCCGCTAATGACGATGCAATAATAGAAGGCACACCTGTTTGACCAACTCCTGGAATACCTGCAGCTAAAACGCCAGCGGTTACTTCAGTTGCAATAGGCAATAAAGTATCTGCGGATATATCAGCTAAATCCCCAGGAAGGTCTAAAACGTTATCAAGAGTCGCATAAGGGTCGATAAGGTTATACTTCCCCTCGAACCTTGGATCTTTAAATTCTAGTTTATTACTAACAGGACCAACACGAAGACCAAAATCATAGTCATCGTTAACAAGACCCTCACCCATAAAATAACGTTTTAAGTTATGCTCTACATTTTTCTTTTGAAGCTCTGGATCAAAAAGAGTTGTCGTACTTAATTGTGCACGCAACAGCGTAGGTAATCCTTCGTTAAGTATTCCTTCTTGAGCTACTTGTTGAGCAGTGCTTCTTGTAACCTGAGCATCATCTTCATAATCGCCAAGAAAAGATTTAGATAAATAATCAGCAACACTTGAACCAATATCAGGTAGTGCATTAAAAGAAGGTGGCCTAGTTTGAACGGGAGGCGTAGCTGTAGGAATAGCAGAGGTCGAAGCTGCATTAGCCGACGACTGCGAAAGCCTTTGTAAAATCAAAGGATCAAGATTAACTACATCATCTTCTGCCATTAGGGTGTCGCCTGTTGTTTAAATTTATCTAAAATATCAGCAGGAACTGTGTTTATAATAACGTCTAATTGATCAGGCGTAATATACGAAGGGTCTGACGGATCGAGTTGTGAACGTCTCGCTGCATCGTTAAGAACGTCAATAAAACTAAGCTCTCTTGCTGAATATGTTGGTTGCCCATCAACGTTACCTGCGCCATCCCCACGATAAGCGTCTACTGATTGGAATTTAATTCGACCATTAACTAACCCAACCCGATCAGCAAGACCAGTTCGAATTCCCTCATTATTTTTTAAAAAGCTAGGCAAATTAAATTTAGTTTTATTAGCAATCTCATCGTCACTTAACTTTTCAACATCTCTTAAATATTTTATATTCGCGGGAGACTGATGAACACTATCAAAACTAATCGCATAAGCATTAGTTGCTGTATCAAGAGCTTGGTTAATACCCGTAATCAACATATCTGCATTAGCAAACCATTTACCTTCTGCTATATCACCGCCACCAAAAGTAACAAGAGCCGCTGCCACGTCTTTATCCGTTAGCTTACCTGTTTCACGGCTACCCGCTAAAGCGTAAGCAAAACTCATTAATTGACTTTGTACTTCAGCATTTCCTTGAGCAAGACTTTGCAAATTAGTAAAGACTTTGCCGACTGTGGTGTTACCAATTCTTTCTGTACTACCTAACATAGACGGCGTAATAACGCCACTAGCATAATTACCAGCGTTATCGGAAGCCCGTTCGCCAAAGGCTCCAGTTACAGCATCTAGCTGTCCTTTAGCCCCACCGATAAATTTACCAAATTGCGCAACAACACCTACCGAATCCGCAGGGGCGGGAGTATTAGATAAAGATCTTAAAATATTGTCACCAAGACCAAAAGCGGCTGCGAGACTATCTCCTTGTTTAGAAAGTGTTACAGCTTTACTAGCTGCATCAGCAGCAGTAAATGCTCCTGCCGCACCTTCACCTGCAGCCACCATGCGTCCTTCTACGAAAACATAGCTTTGAGGAGATTTGCGTTCTGATAGTATATCAATCCGCCCTTCAACTTCATTTAATTCATTAACTATTCGTTTATATTCATCACTATCTGTGTTAGTAATTGCGTTTCTTGCTGTAATTAGTTCAGCTCTAGCTGTGAATTGCCGACTAAGCTCGTCTTGACCACCTATAGATTTATCTACGCTTAAAACATTCGTCATTGCTAGTTCGGTAGCTGGTTTAGATTTATCACTAAACCCTTGTACTTTATATTCTTTACCAACTACAAAAGCCTCTGGGAAAGCGGTTGGAAAGGCGGTCTTATAACGATTATAAGTAGCTTCATCAGAAATAGTAAAAGTAGATTCTACAATATTCGACGCATCAGAAATATTATCTAGTCTTAGACCGTTGTTTTTTAACAAGGCATAAAAAGTCGAAGGTACTTGATCAACAGAAACGCCTTTAAACGCATTAGGAAAACGAGCGATAATTGGTAACGCTTTTTCTTTTTGATCAGAAGTCAAAGTATTAATCGAAGATGTAATCGCTGTTGACCTAGCTTTAGCTTCTGCGTCAGAAATTTTTTCTTCTGCTTGAAAAAATTTAGCAAGATCCATTGCTAAACTAAGTGAGTCAGTTTTTTGTTTAGCAAGTTGACCTGCGAGCTGAACACCTAATGTTTTACGTGATTTTTCATCCTCTCGGAAAATACCGAAAGCTAATTTATCCATCATGTCAGACCGCGCACGTGCTTCTTTTCCTCGCGCTTTACCGACAGCTAAACCTTTTTTACCTGCTCCACCTATATCACCTAAAAACGACCCAGTACTTGTTTTAGGATCAAGTAAATCTAAACCAATAGTTAAAGCAACGTCTGCCCACACAGGAACTTCATCGTCTTTCTTTAGATCAAAAAACTTTTGAACTTCAGCTTTTGCTGCTTCGGGTGTTGCTTTTTCACCGACTAAACTTTTTAAAAGTTGAGTAGACGAGGTATCGTTTTGAAGTTTTACAACAGCCCCTAAAATTTTTGCTATTTCAGGGTTTTCGTTATGAATATCTTGTACACTAGGGTCGACTTTATTATTATCGTCTGTCGCCATAGTCATAAGTTTGTCGGGATCAGCGTTATCTAACCTTGGGCCAAATATTTGTTGGCCTACATCTTTTGCAGCTTCATCACTAAGCAACTGGTTCTGTGTAGTTTCAGGAAACATACCCAAACTCATGCCTCTTCCCGCATCAATTTGAGGCATACTCATTCCTGAAGTATTTTGCGGAAAACCTACACGCGGTGCAGTTTGTTGCAAAAACAAAGATTTTGCAGCTGCAGGAGTCAAAGTCCGAGGATCAAGAGCCATTACGGAGTTCCTCCACCAAGATTTAACCCAGTCCCGCCAAACATTTGTGGGCGATAACCTAATTGACCAGCTAATCCTAGACCCGTTGCAGCAATACCTGCGATTTGGCTTAATGGGCTTTGGCTAGGTGTTGTCCCTACAGAAAGCGAAGACTGAGTAGTTGGTACGCCACGAAGTAAATCACTAAAGAAGCCTAACCGTTGATACGGTTCATAAGATTGTTGAAGAGCAGTAGCTCGTTGAGCATCTACAACACCTTGTGCTTGTTGCTGATAAAGCGAACCAATACCCAAAAGATTAGAAATATCTTGCTGACCAAGTTGTTGTTGCTGTGCTCCTAACCCAGCCATTTGTCCACCGAACTGACCTAACCCTTGAGCGACTCGTTGTTGTTGACCAAGTGCAGACTGATAACCAGCTTCACGTAATTTAGCCGCTGTGTCCGCAAATTGACGACCAGCGGCTCCAGCTAATTCAGTTTGTGCAAGACGTTCGCGAGACCCACCAAAAGCCCCTCGGGAAACAGCGTTTCCCGCAATACCTTGCGCTTGAATTTGACGATTACGTTCGATATCTTGACCAACTTGGTCAATAACATCTTGCGTATACGGACTCATAAATTGACGATAAGCAGTCGGGTCTGCAAGTATTCCGGCACCCTGCGTAGTCAAGTTTGTCGCAGATTGCATAAAAGGACTATATGCACCAACACCTTGGTTAGCTAATTGACCAGCTTGAATTTGTTCTGGGGTTAGCCCTGCAACTTGTATATTAGGAACGTTTTGAGGGGTCTGAACTCGCTTATAACCCGATTCAAGGAGCTTACGAGTATAATCCTCCATAAAAGGAGCAAGGCGGGTAATATTTTCTACTGTTTGTGTTTCAGCCATAAATCGCTCCTACGCTTTTGCGTTAGCATCTGCTTTACGCTCGAACGCTCTCATAATTCCCATCATAGTTTTTGCACCACGGTCGGGGTTGTTTTGTCCAGTCGGATCCGCCCCAGCTACCGCTTTGCCCGTTTGAACAAATTCTGTATTAGAAAGTAACGTTGGAATTTTATCGTCCCTTGGTCCTCCTGGACCTGTAATATAACCACCGTAAGCGGCTTGCCTAAACATAGGGCGTCCAAGCGGATCACGTTGGAACGGTTGGTAATCAGTTACATAATCAGCAGGATTAGAAGATGCTATTGTTTGTTCTAAACCAAATAGAGAATTTTGTGGTGGAGGCGTTAATTCATCCGGTAAACGGGGGTTTTCACCTCTAGCTAAAGCAGCATAATATTCATCTACGATACTACGTTTATTTGGAGAGGCTACTTCATCTGGTTTCATAGCGTCTGTAAACACCCCACCAATAGCAGGAGATAGAGCTAACGCCGCCGCTGTTCCTGCGGGTACAGCGGCTAGTTGTCCCATAATCCCAGTTCCTGCGGCCTGTGGTAAGGCTCCTGCGGCGGCGTTACCTGTTAAGCTACCTAAAGTAGGCGAACCGCCCCCAGCGGCGGCTATACCGCTATCTAATCCTGGACCAAGAAACTTTGCCCCTGCAAAGCTCATACCCGCTGTAAGAAGAGCCTGTTCGGGTGATTGACCAGCGGCTAACCCTCCGATACCACCGCCAATAGCGGCTCCTGCAGGACCACCTACTGCAAAACCTACAATAGAACCAATCATAGGTGCGGCTTTTTTAAGGGTTTTTCCTAAAGATTTAAAGAAAAATTCAGGTTGTCCTGTATCGGGGTTAATTGAATTAAGTTCGTTACCAACAATATAACGCTCAGGATTTGTAATCCCGACAGCTTTCATTTGTTTAAATAAACTATTTTTTAATTTGGGGTTTGCTTCTAAAACTTCAGCAGGAACTACCGTCTCACCTTCCGCCGCATGAACAATATAATTGTCCTCATAGCGACCAAGAGAAGCTAAACCTTTAGCTATATTTTCATATTGAGCCGTTTGCTGCATATTCATCACCTTTTTAGAAAGATACCTCTTTCTTCATTATGACGCAACTGTTGTTAAGAAACAGTCACGGTCACTGTACCGACAGAAGTCGTTGCGCTAACACTACCAGAAAATATATCCGTAGTCGCAACCACCCTTAAAAACCCTGCTTCTCCGATATAAAAATCTCCATTTTCCAAAGTATTTGCTGCGCCTGAACTAGGAATACCTTGGAAATTAACTTTTGCATCTCGAACCTCATCTATTAACCGATCTAAAGCCCGAGCTAATTGATTAACGTAAACAGGATCATATTGATCAGGAGCGATCGGTAGTATAGGTCGTACAACTTTTTTAGTCATCGTCTACCATCCGGACGAACATCCATCCGAGGTGCGCCTAACCGCCATTTTACTCCTGTTCCTGTATTTTCGACTCTAATCGACATTTGCCGACCACGTGCTCTAAGATCAATTTTATCTGTGTATTGTTCTACAGGAGACGTAGCTGTTCTTATCGCAGAATCTGAAGGTGACTCAGTAAAATTATCACCTCCGAAATCCCTACTACGAATTGTAAATAAAGCAGCAGGATTAGCGGCAGACGATCCACTAAAACTTAAATCAGGAAGAATCCTATTAACCAGCATAAATTGATGACCGTCTCCGATATCAAAATCAGAAGATTCAACAAAAGCATTTATTGCTACAGCACTACCGCTACTATAATCGTCTAACCCATTTTCATGGTCATATAAATAAAAGTCTGTACCTGTGCCTTGAGGAAAACTACGCAAACCTGTGGCGCGATCATTCCAAGTAGTCCGTACTAAAGTGCCATAATACCAGACTTGCTGTCCGTAATTATAAACAACGTATCTATCAATTTCAGTTGACCCCGAAGAACAATAATGCCACCAAATTTCTGTCTGACTAGCAATCGAACCGCCATGAAATTTAAACGACTGTTGGTTATTCATGTCGTTAAAAACATAATCACGAACGCTACACGGTATAGCTTGTATCCGACCGTCATAAACATAAAAATTTTCTTGGCCCATCCAAAATACAACATCGTTTACACCTACGACTGTATTTGGTCCTGCAATACGAATATTATCGCCTAGCATTGAAACGCCGAAAGTAAACGGTGGCCCTAGAAACTGCATGGAATACAGAGCTTGGTCTGTCCAAACCAGTATCTGACGGCTTGTTTGAATCGCTGTAATAATTTCACTACCTTTAGATAAGCGTAAATCTCCAGCGGTATTAGTTGCTTTAGGTGTCCAATCGACTACAGATTCTTGACTAGAAAACCGGATAAGAAGTGGGTCTTGAACAGCTGAACCTATTTCATTAGTACCGAAAGCAATACAATGACGATCAACGTCAGATACTAAAATCTTACGAGCTACTGTAGGAACATCACTTGCTCCTGTAAGACTTGTTAATGATACGGCTCTTGTACTTGTTCCGTTCGTAGCGTCCCAATAAAAAATTTCTCCGTTCATAACGTTAAAGATCAGGTCTTCACCAAAGTTGTCTGCGGCCCACAGGCGTAATGTCTGACCAGCAAGAGCACCAGAACTAGACCCCCACTCAAAGCGGCCCCATGTGCCTGCACCCCAACCTGTGCCAAGGATCGTGGTTGTTATGCCGATGTTGATCTGAAAAGCGGCAGTACCAGACGATCCGCCACCTGCTGTACTGCCAGAAGAAGCAGATCCTGCGGTGCTAATAGTAAATGTGGTGGTGGTTGGTACACTTGTAATTTTGTGCTCAATATTTAACTGCGCCGCCGTAACGCCATCAGTGGTTGCAAGACCCGCAAGTGTAACAAAGTCGCCTGTGATTGCGCCATGTGCAGATTGCGTGGTTACGGTAACTACGCCGCTACCCGCTCCGCCTGTTGTGTTTACAGGATTTGATCCAAGGCTAACGGTAGATCGAATCGGAGTGATGTCGTTAAAGACGCCGGAGTCTTCAAGAAAGACCTTTTGCTCTGTGCCTATAAACAACAGATTGGCCGAAGCCAAGGTAACGAAATCGTATATCTTACGAGCTATGCCGGTAAACTTGTTGTTTGATACACGAACCCAACCGCCTATGCGCTCGACATAGCCGTTACGAAACCTGATTTTGTTCCCATCAAACCAGCCACCTTCATTAGAGTAGTTTGTGCCCTCTCTGTTGATGCCCGGTTTGAATTGCAGTTTGCTTAGTGGCATTCATCAATCCGCATCTGCTATGGTCAGTGTACCGGCTGCGACCTGACGCATGATTTCTGCGTAGTGGCGGTTGCCGGGTGCGAGAGGTACGTCCATTTCCACATTGTCAATCGTGGCTATAATTGCTTTATTTACCCCATCAAGAACTAACTCATCGCTATCATTTAAGATTCTGTTTTGCGCATATCTGGCTGATGTAATGTTCATTACTATAACTCCGCATCTAATCTAACACTGTTTGACGTACATATAGCAGTATATGTATAGGCTCCAGCATCAGAGCCGGGCTGCGCTTCAATTATTACGCTATGATTCGTCCGACTTAATGCCCCCCAAGAACAGCTAGTAGTATGTATAGAGGGCAACAAAACACTAGCAGAAGCGTTTTGAAAAGTTAAAGTTGGCTGCGACCTCATTGTTACTGGATAGTCAAGCTGACCATAGTAATAGTTAAGGTTGTTGTAACTTCTTTGCAAATGAACTGAGTTTTCACTATCATTAGTCTGATAATAATATCTCTGACATCTACGCAACTCATCGCCAAATGACCGATGCTCAAACGGCGTGGCCTGTTCGCCGACTTCCATCTGGACTCCGGTGATGTACCATTCGTTACCAACAGTATCAGCAAGATTTACTTGATTGGGGTGTACGGCATTAGCATCAACATCGCCACCCCAAGTTCCATTAAAAAACGTACCGCTTTTAAGGTCTGCACCACCAAGAAGAGCAAAGTTTAAACGCAGAGATAAGTTATTATCATTAGTAAATGCCCCAGTGGTATCTGGATTGAAAGTAAGCGATTTCCGTTCCCAAGTATTTGCACTGTTGATGGTGTATGACAAAGCGTTTTGTCTATCATTATCTGTGTCAAAAAGTCCTACTGTGTATACGCCTGTCTTGTTGGACTTTACATAAAAAGAAATAGTAAATGCTTTGGCATCCGATGTGCCTTTAGCAAGAGACTGTAAATCTTGTCCTTCAAAACCGTATCTGAGATGCCAAAACTGTGTGGCAGCCAGAGAGGTGTCGGCAGTTGTTACTTCAATCTTTGCGCTATTAGAAAACCCAGATGGGGCATCTGTACTTTGTGAAAATGTAGATACTTGGTCGCCGCTTAGAGAAATTTGAAATCTATCCAATACAGTGTAACCTTCACCAGTTCCGTTTGGTCCTACGTTAGTTTTACTTGTAGCCCTCTGGGCCACCTGCATCGCACCGTTGATAATCAGGTTCCTGTTCGACAACGCCGTCTGCGAACCAATCAGGGCGGCGAGTTCTGCTGCCTTACTCATGCGAGGTCTCCCATGTTCTGAAGAGATACGTAGGTTGCATCTACAACCTGACCGCCGCCTGAAGTGTTATTTACATACAGCGTGTTCATCCTGTAACTACCTGTTGCAATATACGAAGAACTACCAACCCAATGCTGGTTCATGCTTGAACCTGAGATTGCGCTAATACCAGATATTGAATAATTGGTGCTTGCCATAGAACTCGTGTAGGCGGCTGTGTAATCACCTGTGCCGTTGTCTGTCATGCTGGCAACATTCAATGAGTCAGGAGCCGCTGCACCTGCATTGGTAAGCAGCCATACTTTTGCACTGCCCTGTGCAACAAAGCTGGTGGCAATGCTGTTGTTCCCGCTGGCATCCTTCAGGGTGTTTACTCTCAGTTCACTAGCCATTATGCGAGGTCTCCCATGAGAAGAAGGGTGGCAATGTCTTGGTCTACAAGAGTACCTGCATCGTTTGCGACGCTGAAACCCGTATCGCTAGTGCGTAGTTCGTTTCCTTGTGAGTCTAACCCAACAATACATCCCCGCGAACTTCCGCTTCTACGGGCTATACCAGCCCCTGCTTGCTGTTTTTCTGTAGAAAAATTATTTGTATAGTTAAGTTGATAGCGTCCTGTTGCAGTATCGGTTAGTGAGGCAGCATTTAAGCTGTCTCTTATGGATGGCGGAGAGGCATCGCCATCTACATTTATCCATGATTTACACAACCCCTGCTGCAAATTCGTTGTGGTCGAGTTGCCCTCGCCCGTCACCGCAATAGAGCCAGCCGTGGTTACGCCTGTGATTGTATCGACTTTGAGTTGGCTTGCCATTATGCGAGGTCTCCGTGGACTGAACTTACAACATCCGTGCTGTCTTCATTGCCGCCACCGCTGTTGTAAACAATAATTCTAAATTCATCTGTTTCTAGACCAATACCGCCACCGCCAGCGTTTCTATCTCCACCCGCACAAATAGTTGAGGTAGGAGCATAATTGGCGTTGGCCATATTATTCGTAAAATTCATATCGTAATCACCAGCATTTACGTCTGTGGCTGAACTGTAATTAAATGAATCCTGAAATGTGGTGCCAGAACCGTCATAATTACCCCAAGCCTTCGCTATACCCTGTACAGTGTTCTGCGTGACATTGCCGCCATCAGACACATAGGTAGAGGTATTGCCAACCTTGACATTCGTACCGCCAGAACC